AATATATACTTAATATATATCTATATATATCTATATATTTACTAACATACAATACTACACTTCTACTTCTACTTCTTCCTCCTTAACTGTGAGAGCCATACCCGCGAAACGCTTGGGAATCCGGGGAAAGCTTGAGAAAGCCTGGGAAAGCGTGGGAAAAATAATTGTAAAATTAAATTCCCGAAAAAGACGAAACAGACGAAATAGCTGGTATTGAAAGAGGAAAAGATGAAATCAAAAGAAACACTCAAAAGTGAGACTTCCGTTACTTTGGAAATCTCACTTTTGAGTGAATTTGAGATAGGCTGGTTATGGATTGCGTTTAGTACGGAAGATCCTTTGCAACTTGCGTGCCGAAAGTTTCGGCAAGTCTCGCTTTGTGTTCCTTCTCTGTCGCGGTGGGAATCATTTCCAGATTTGCGGAAACCAGCGATTCCCAGTGTTTGTAACCTGACATCCGAGTGAGCGTCAGAGCAACACGCTTGACGTTGTTTTCCAGATACGAAAGCCTCTCGAATGCTCCTGCTGCTACCGTCTTGCGAACGCTTTCGATGTGCGATTCATCCATCTTCGCAGCGATCATTGCTTCAATCGCCATTCCGACAGCGTTCACCTTCTCGCCAAGCTCTTTTCGTTCGTTCATCCAACCCGCAACGTTCTCCCGCGTGAGTGATTCAATAATCTGAGACGGAGTCTTGCGGGGGCCGTTCTTCTTGCTCTTGCGTGGCATCGTTCTTTCTCCGGTTTTTTGGTATGGTGCTCCCGGCCACAATATGCAGCGCACGGGAGAATTGCGCGTGTCGCGCAAACCCATAACCAGCCTATGTCAAACAGCACGCGCCCTACGGTGGCACGCTCACTGCCCTACCATGCACATCACATGCCAAGCTAGCTGAAAACGTTAACTCTATGTATACCAACAACTTACCTTTATACACATCCATGAATATGTACACTATTTAGGACACGATTTCATGCCACATTCTGTAACTCGTTGTCACATAACAACTTAGCCCGTCCTCAAAATAGGACAGCGACTGTCCACTTTTGGTGACGCCTTCTTATTGATTCTCATTCTCAATATAACATTGTTAGGTATCTCACTACTAAGATATCCCCTCCCCTGCCCTAAAGATAATAATAATTCATTATCAATAAGCTCTAACTATCTCACTACTAAGTATCTCACTACTAAGCTATTGCCCTGCTCACCTTCTATTGATAATTGATAATCATTTATCATTATCATTTTCCCCTTGCTATCTCTCACTAGTGAGATTCTTTCTTCTGTATATCTTAGTGCTGTGATTCTTTGCGGTGAGATGTTAAGAGCTAAGATACCGGGGAGGGGGGAAATCAGCGAGGCGCCAGGATAATTACACCTCTCCCATAATTTTTCTAACAAAATTTCTAACCCCATGGGAAAACTTAAAAATAAATTCTTCTCTTTAACATTATTTTTTAACTCTCTTTAACATTCTTTTAACTCTCTTTAACATTATACACCAGTGGCCATCTTCCCAAATCTCCTCCAATGTGCTATCATATTACGTAAACCTGGAGTATCTTTACCTTTAACGAGGAAAAAATGATGTCGACTAGTCGAGTTCAGCGCATTGCGTTGACTATTCCTGTCGGACAAACAACTTCACTTCTGCGTTGACTATTCCTGTCGGACAAACAACTTCACTTCCTTTGCTCGCATGGCAAAGTTACGGAAGTTCCGCGGGAATTATGATCCATTCTCCGGCGAGTCTTCCCGAAACCGTGAGAATCCAAGTAAGCCCAAATGGAGTTAACTGGAACGACCTCCAAGACGGAAATCCTCTAGCGGATGTGCAAGTTCCGGCGGCAACAAAATCCCTGTATTATGATCGTTTAGTCTTGGCATTCGCTATTCGTTTTGTAGCGGCGGCAGCCGTCGGCGCCGATCGCGTATTTAATATCACTTACCAAGAAATTTACAACTAACATGAAATTCCTTTGCCTTTTAATTCCTTTTCTTCTTTCTTCTTGCGGGAAGATCGAAGCAAAAGCCAGCGACGCAATCTCTCTTTCTTCTTTTCGGCAGGGAGATTCAACGCGAGTTGTAGCTGCATGGAATCGGCCATGTGATTCTCGTGGTTGTGCTGAAAGCTATAAAGTCATCTGGAGGTTTCGCAATGGATTCAAGACCACCACGAACCTTTCCGATACTGTTTGGTATGCAACGCCGCGAATCGGAGATACACTCTTCGTGAGTGTTACCATCCATTCAATCCGGCGTAATCTTGAATCTCCTCCGCGTTCGGCACAGATCATTCTTCGTAACGTAGATTCTTCTCCGCCTCCTGTTGATTCCGTTCGAGTAGATACGACATTTACTGTAGATTCTTTTCCAGTAGAGGTTAGCCGAATGGCTAACGGAATGAAGGAAGCGACTCTTGCAGTTGGAGATACTACGTTCATTTGTCGTCTTGCTCGTAATGTTTTCACGGGACAGGTACTTATTGTAGTTGATCCTTCATGGACTGATCGAGAAGTTGAGGAAGTGAATCAACGATGCGAACAAGCCCGAGTGAGTTATCAAAACGAAAGAGACGGGTAAGCATCTCCGTAGTTTCAGCTATGAATCGCTTACTAGATGTGGGGAAGACAAGTCCCATCCAAGAGTTGTATATGCGTCCTGGAAAGCTGCCTAAGAAATTTCACGGTATTGTCTTTCCTCTGAGCTTTCTGAACTCTAACTCTTCGGAGTAATATGCCGCGTCAGATTTTTAACAACGCACGTTCCACTCTGGCTGCGCCCATCAATACAACAGATACTTCTGTTATTTTGCAGCCAGGTCATGGGCCGCGTTTCGGAACTCCCAGTGCAACCAATCCAGTTAGATTTACTATAATTTCTCTTACTTCTATTGAAGTGATGGAAGCGACGGGACGCACAGCAGATACACTTACTGGTATTTCCCGTGCGGTAGAAATTTGTAGTCCTGATACTGTAGCCACTGCATATTCATTTGCTTCTGGTGACAGTGTTATGATTCGTCCGACTGCTGATCTTTTGAATCTTATTGAAGATCCTCTTGGTTGGGGAATGGTGTGCTTGGTGCCACCCTATCTAAATATTGGTGGTGCAATTATCACACCACTAGCCAACTGGACAATGTGTCATCGCATTATGGTTCCTAATCCCATGATCGTGAGCAGTATTGGTGTTGTGATTACAGCACAATCAGGCAATATTTCTTTGGGCTTTGCTCGTGGACCGAAAGGACGAAACAATCCGACTGTCTGTATTGCTACCACTGGATCTGTTGCGTGTCCTGCAAACGGTTATCATGAAATTCCTTTGCTTGCTCCTGTTTATGTTCGTGCGGGAGATTGGTTTATTATCGGAGCAGATAACGTAATTGCTGCTTGCGAGCACGCTGGTAGTGCTGTTGGTGCTACTATCAATTCTCAACGTGGCACAGCATGCCGCACAAGTAACTTTGTTGTAGCTACAGGAGCGATCACAGCAGTTGATTATGCACGTCGTGCACCGATTCTTGTTGGTCTGCCATAATAGGCTTAATTTATGCCTACCTACTACGTCAGCCCAACGGGAAACGCAGCAAATCCCGGAACATTTTCTCAACCGTGGACCCTTGCTCATGCTTTTAACGGAGCCGGAGGTGCTCTTACAAGTGGCGATGTAGTCATAATTCTTGGCGGGTCGTATCAACTTGGAAGTGCTCCGACCTATACAGGTATTGCTGTTACTGCTTGTGCAGGAGTTACATTTCGTGGTGCTTCGTACCTGCCCTGGCAAATGCCCATTATCCGAGGAAATCTTAATGTAGAGGCACAAGGCAGTGTATGGAGAGATTTTAGACTCACTTGGGACTTTGATTCTGGTCGTACAGCTACAACTCAGCCAGCAAACGGAACGGATGTACCAAGATTCCAGGCAACTTTTCGTCCGCTTGCACGAGACGTTACAAAGATTAATGTGATTTTGCATGATCTCGGAGGAGGCTTTGATTCATTTTCTCCTTCTCCCGGCTTCCAATCTCACGATTGCATTGTGTATAACAACGGTTGGATTGGCACGCTGCGTGGAAATGGGCATGGATTCTACATGCAATCCACCGCAACTCCCAATCTTCCTGCGGATCGCAAGGTTGTCAGAGGTCTTGTCTCATTTTGTAACTTTGCATCTAACGGTAAATTAGGCGGCACGGACGAAAACAGCAACCTGATTGGATTTAGGTATGACGGTTGCACCTTTTTCGATCCGGGTTTACCTGTAATGCCAACATACGACCCCGAGCCTAACTTTGTTTGCGATGGTGCGGATACGAGGAAAGGTCACATTAATATGGTTAATACGTCTCTCTGGATGAGAGACAGTAATTTTTATGACTACAGTGTGGCCGGGCCTCCACTATCTTTGTGGCTTGGGGATGTGAACGAAGGTGCCCATCCCATTGAAGTTGATAACGTCAGGACTCAAGGCAGAGTAAGGTTCGGTAACTGGGCTAGTGCTGACTTTACTGATAATTCTGTTACGATGGGTAACGATTCTCTTCCTTGGATGTTGGGAAGAGCGATGGTTCAACTAGATCCTACTCCATCCCCGTACAGCAAGTACAACTGGAATCGTAATAGATATGCTCATGCGGGCGATGCCCGTATTATGTTGCCAGCTAGTACGATGCGTAATCTGGCTCAATGGCAGTCAGATACCGGATACGATGCAAGCTCAAGTCACATTATCGGGCAGTTTTCGGCAGTTGAATTTCAATATGTTAATAGCCTCTTTAATCCTGAAAGAACTACGATTACAGTCTGGAATTATCCAGGAGCTTTCACAGTCAACATGGATGTGAGTTCTTACCTTGCTCCGGGAAATAGCTATGCTCTGTATCACATCTATGATTGGGTTACGAATGGTACTCCCACACTTCAGGGAACATATCAAGGTGTGAGTCTTACTGTTCCTATGGTGTCAAAGACTCCTCCAACTCCTCAAGCGTGGAGTGCGCTACCTCAATTACCAAATACGTTCGCGGTATTTGTTCTTCTTCGAACTGGAGGTTTCACATCTAACTCACTATCAGGTATGGTAAACGGAGATGATGTAAACGGTATTGATGTAAATGGAGGAGAGTTTTCTGGGTCGGCCCCTCAAGCTGGATCTCCTTCAGGAGGCTGGTTTTTCCGTCGTCGTAAGTTCCGTTCGTTGGATTTTATCTTTCTTCTAGGAGTTACGTTCTATGAAAAAGCCCGGCAAAGCCTATTCAATGCCTAAGGCAAAGCTTCGTCAGCCGAAGCAAAAGATGACACCGAACAAGAAGCGCATCTCCGAACAAGAAGCGCATCTCCGCTATGTCTAAGCGACTCAAGGTAAATCCCTACTCTAAGAAGAGCTAACATGAAGATCACCCGCACGCTTGATAAGAATCACGGCGGGGCCGCTAATCAGTATGAGAAGAACTGGAAGCCTATTCACACTTCCATCGTATTAGATTACGCCCAAGGTCGTACTATTTCTCAGTTATCTGAAAAGTATGGTTATGCTCAGACGACTATTGCTAATATCGTTCGGGCCAAGAAAGCTCGACTAATTCTGAGTAGGATCGAACAAAACATTCTTAAGAATGGTACGGAGTCATTCCCAGATGCAGTAAAGAAGGGAAAGATTCTTGCTTTCGAGAGGATGCAAGCTCTGCTTACGAACGATGATCTGGCCGAAAAGGCTCCCTTTGCTTTCTTCGACAAGGCGGCAAAGGCATTCGAGATCTACTCTAAGTACGAGACTCCCGAAGTTTCTTCTCCTAATGCTCCACAAAATCAAACTAATGTTCAAATGAATATCTTTAGCAATCCTGAACAAGTATCTGCTCTTACCGACGGGCTTAATAAGGCCCTCGAAGTTTCTCAGATGTATGCCGAACTATCCTCCGGTACAGTTGATGGATCTACTACAGAACAATACCTCATCTCTGAAAGAAGCCGAAGCAATTCAAGCAGCGATGGGACAGGAGAAGATTAACCTTCTTCGACGAAAAGCGAAGACTGACCTATACTTTCTAACCACTACTATTCTAAAGTATAATAAACTCTCTCCTGGTTTACACGGACACTTCGCTACTTGGATGCGAAGAACTAGCAAGAAACAGTATCGTTTGATTCTTCTTCCTCGTGGTCACTATAAGTCTACTATTACTACGATCGGCGATTCAATTCAAATTGCACTTCCTGACGATATTGGCAATGAACCTTATCCGAGAAATCTTGGACCAGAGGTTAGAATTCTAATCTCACATGAAGGTCAAGAGCACGCCTCAAGGTTTCTAACTTCTATCACATCTCATTTCAGAACTAATCCTCTTCTTCTGGCTCTCTATCCTAAATGTATTCCAGGAAAGAGCCAGAGAATGAATAAGACAGAATTGGAGCTTCCGAGACAAAGCTTCTGGGCAGAACCTACATTCGATGTAATGGGTGTAGGAACGCGCGCACAAGGACGACACTATGACTATCTCAAGCTCGATGACATTTACGGAGCTGAGGCTAGAGACTCAGAAGCTGTCCATAAAGCCACCATTCTTTGGATTGATAACATACAATCGTTTCTGCTTACTCCATCCACCGACCATATTGACTTTATCGGAACCCGATACAAGCACGATGATGTCTACAAGCACATCATGGATGTGTATGACGAACAACTTATCCGTTACATTAGACCTGTTGTAGAGTATAATCCAAAGCTGGATCGACGGGTAGCTATCTTTCCGGAACAGTTCCCAGAACATACTCTCAAGATTCTTCAGAAGAATGCCATTGTTTACAATTCTCAGTATCTAAATGATCCTCTTGCGGGAGATGCAGAGTTTGATCGTGACTGGGAAAGGTACTACAAGAGAATCAAGTGGGATTCCTTAGATCGAAGAATCTCTTATGAAACTGTCGATGGAAGGCAGGTTACACAGTCTTGGTTAGAACTTGATCGTGTAATCTTCGTCGATCCAGCGACCAAAGGAAATAGTGGAATCGTTGTAACTGGAACAAACTCCGACAGAAATCCTAAGGCATTCATTCTAGAGTCCATTCAGAAGCCTCTTCAACCTCCTGCTCTGGTTAATCTCATCTTCGAGTTAAACCGAAAGTGGCAGCCGCGGGCAGTTGTTATCGAAGAGGTTCTATTCTCTCAGCTCTTTCGTCATTGGATTCAACGAGAGCAGCAAGTTAAGGGAGAATACTTCAGAATCATTCCTGCTAAGACCAAGCAGAAGTCCAAGGAAGATCGCGTGCGAGGTCTAGCTACATGGTTCGCGAATGGACAAATCTGGCTGCACGAGAGTGAGGAAGAACTTGTAAGACAGTTTAGACAGTTTCCTGGAATTAAAGAGTACCATATGTTAGATGCACTGGCCTATGGTCCTGAGTTCTGGAGAGCTTCTGCTGGAAGTGATGAGATAGAAAAGAGAGAGTCCGCAGTAGATTATATCAAGAGAACCAGAGATCCCATCACGGGATATTCTAAGGTAACTTCTAGCCAACCTAACTATAAGGGAGGAATTTTTAGATGACTCGTAACTTTCTTCAAACTCGTGCTACTACTGCTGTCGGTGGTACTCTTGGTTTTGGAGGTATCGTTCTTTCTCTTCTTCCTGCTGATGTTCGTGATCCCTGTGTAAATGCTGTAGCTTCTTCTGGTTCCCCTCTCACCACTTCTATTCTTATTGTGGCGGGACTCCTTCTCACCGTGGTGGGTCCTTCTCTTGCCAAGAACAAGAGTTCGGAAGATCAAGGCAAGTAATATAATTCGAGCATTAACTCGCCTCAAAAAGAAGTGGCTACCTCCCGCCGAGTTCTTTAAGAAGTGGAACAAGTACAGGAAACTTCTCTACGAAACGTGTGAGTATCAAACCTTTCTAGAGGAAGTGAGGTCGCGAGCGGGGGGTATGTGCCAAAGATGCGACAAGAAGGGAAGAGAGGTTCATCATAAGATACGAGTATATGATGATCCTTCTCGTGCATTAGATGTGAACAATGGTGAGTTACTTTGCAAGAGATGCCATAACCTTCATCACAAAAAGGAGAAGAAGAAGGAATGATCTATAACAATAACCCCTTCTCTTTAGAGCCACCTCCTCCTAAGAAGCTATTCAGTGACTTTCTTTCTTCTCTTCCTACTTCTCCCACTCCTCCTCCTGAACCGCCCCCTCCCCAAAATATTCTAATCCAAGCAATTCAGGAGCTTGGAAGGAAGAGTCAAAAGGGAGCTAAGGCTTTTCAAGATGCGGGAACTGCACAGAAAGAAGCATGGAAGAAGTTTCTAGCCAATCCTACAGCAGAAAATAGCTTTGATATCGTAGGAGATATGGCTCTTCCAATGGCGGTAACTACAGGAAGAGCTTTTAAGTCTGTCGCCGCTTACCCCGCCGCAGGAGACTTTCTCGACAATCTTTATTCTAGGTTAAATGCTGCTCTGATTGGAGGCCCAGGAAAGGCCCAGGGAAAGCAGTGGTTGGCACACATTAAGAAGAATGTTCCTCAAGGGGAAGTTTCTCATACAGGGCTCGACAAGTTTTTAAACAATAATTTAGATCGTGTCATCACTAGCGACGAAGTATTGAAGGCCGCAAATGAGAATCCTGTCAGACTAGACGAAATTCAAAAAAAGGAATATGAAGATTATTTTCCTAACTTTGGATCTAAAGTTAAAATAGATCCCAATACCTACAAGGAAACTATTTTTCAGTCAAATCTTCCCAAGAGAGCTCCTAGTGCGGATGATGCAGTCGTAGCAAAAGCACAAGAAAATCTTACTAAACTCGAAGATCAGTTGGATGATTTGAGGGGTGCATTGGAAGAAGCTAGAAGGGATCCAAGAGATTTCGGAACTGCGATGCTGATTAGAGGGGACATGGAAGTAGTTAGGAGTAAGATAGGACAGCAAAAACTTCGGATAGAACAACATACGCTAAAGCAAAATCCAAAGCACTTTTCTGGAATTCCAAACCAAGTTGCTTGGCTCAGAAGCGCAATGGGAGAACTAGATGGGCAAAAAGTTTTAGCCTTCGGGGAAGGCCAGTCAGATCCTCACCAACTAGCCCGCGTTTTTGGTTATCTCTCTCCGGATGGAACTGCTTTACCTGAAGAAGCTGCGAGATTAAAGTCTAGGCTAGACAAAGCACAAGAAAATTTAGATGCACTCGAAAAACTACCAAAAGATAAAATAACTACAGAATTGGACTATAATTTAAGAAAGGCTTTTCTAAAGGCTGACGATGCAGATCATATGTATGGTCAGTATGTGGGACAGTCAGAAGGGTCGGGAGGAGTTCTTCCCTTACCTTTTCAAAAAGATTCCGAGTGGTCAGAACTCCTCTTGAAGAGAGCTTTACACGAAGTATCCCAGAAGGACCTCGAAGGAATTGTATTCCCTACTGGTAGGGCAGTATCTCAAGCCGTGGGAATGCCGGAGGGAGGAAGAAAGTTCTACGACAAAGAACTTCCAAATCAATTAATGGAGTATTTAAAGAAACAGTTTGGAGTGGAAACTGCTCCTCAGCAAATCATGTCAGATGTTCCGGCTACTATCAGAGATGTTTCAAATCTTTTAGACCCAATGATGGTTGGTCCAAGGCAGTATGCAGTTCCAGACCTTCCGGGACCACTCCCCGAAGGATATGAGATGGATTTCAGAAATATTCTGAATGCTTTGGGCACTGATCCAATGGAAAGTCAGCCGACTTCAATTCTAGATCAATTAGGTAGATCTGGGGTGGGAAGAATTGTAAATATACTTAACTCTGAGAATCCTGTATCAAATGTAGGTTTAGATACATTCATGAACGATTACAAAATTGCTGCTCAAAATTTATACAAACCTCCCCAAAGCTTTGGCACTTTCATTCCAGTTCCCGAAGAAGCCCGACAAAAAATCCTCACGGATGGTCAACGCTTGTGGGCCGCATTTCTAGCTGCGGGACTTCCCTCCCTCCTCTCACAACAAAAGAAAGATGATCCTAAGAGAACTAGATCTAAAGGAAGCTGAACAAGAATCTCTTGAGAGTGTTATTCGAGAGATCATCTCTAAGTCCTTCTGGGTATGGTATTTCATGAATACCGAACGAAGGCTTACTACTCTTCGCTGGTGGATCTTCCGCAAGACATTCGTTGTGCGAGATCTTTATCCAGTGTTTGAGCTTCTCTTCGGCCCTCCAAATAACCAATCATGAAAGTCACACGCAAACTAGGGAATCGTGTAGACATTCTGGAGATTCCCACCCGCCTCATTAATAACGAAATGCGCATCGAGATTACTAATAATGTGGGAACTCCTCAGGTTACGGGAGCCGTATTCTTCTTGCGGGGCGATCTCGCTCAAGCATTAATCAAGTCTCTTTATGAAGGAATGCGATTGGACGATCCAAATGGAGAGATTGCAGTTTATTCGGTAGATCAGGATTAACTTAATATCATTATTCTTCGTACCAGCGCAGTTGCAGTTCCACGCCGAAGGCGAATAGCCGCGGCCCGCTGGGCCGCGCTTAACATCCTCCAACCCTTCACTATCATGGTAGTCCAACATGAAAAACAACAAGCTATATTCAAAGTGGAAAGCTGATGGTTGGTACTTGTATGTTCTTTCGAATGGTACTGATTATTATATCGGAATTACATCAAATCCTGGTAACCGTTTACGGGATCACATAAAGAGATCTCGACTTTCGGGAAAAATTTGGTATCAGTTTATACGCCCGGTGGGATTTTACTGGAGAGCATTGGAATTAGAGAGAGCATTAAAACGAATGACTAAGGCTTTTGTTTGGACATCTATGAGCACAAAGGAAGATTTTGAAAGATTTGTGCAAGGTGTACCAGAGCGAACATACGATCAAATGTCGGAGCATGCGAGGTTCATTTACGATCTCTACCATAAGGAAACTAGATGTATAACCGCCACGTAAGTCTCACAGAAGATCAACATCGAGATATTGTCTCGTGGTTAGAAACAGAGTTAACAAATCATCTGGCTGAGCGTGGAGAACTTATTGATAAGTTCATTCGCTATCAGTCAGATTACCTCGCAGAGCCTTCTACAGAGGTGGCTACCTTCCCCTTTGTGGGCGCATCCACTATTATTATTCCACTGACTGCGATTGCACTTGAAGCTGTGCATTCACGCACAATGCAAACAGCCTTCGCGCACGATCAAAATATTGCAGCGAAGATTAAGAATCCAGAACAATCTGAACTCGAACCAGAGCTTGAGCGTTATCTTCACGATGAGTTCATGGTGGGTGGAGAGTTCAAGAGAAAGATTGAACCTGCGATTCTTGAGGTCGAAAAGCTCGGTACGGGAGTAACAGAAGTAAATTACTGTTATTCTTCTAAGAAGGGATTGCGGGTTAGCACAGACGGAAAAGAAGAGGAATTCGAAGTGGTCATCAAGAATGGCCCTGAATTTAATTCGGTTCCTGTTGCTAACTTTTTGATGCCTTTCGATTGTACCGATATTCAAGATGCTCGTTGGTGTGGTAAGGTGTTCTGGCTTACTCCTAATGAAATCCGTCAGCGAGAAGAAGATGGATTCTTTATGGAAGGTACATATGAGAAACTTGAACATATGTTTACGCCAGGTACACGAGACACAGATGATGCATCAAAGTATAATGATTCAGTCAAAGAGACTACACTGACTGATTCCGGTTGGCCTCTTGAGATCGAGTTCTACGCTATCTCAACTTGTTGGGAAATCGTTGAAGGTCGATACGAAGAGTTCTTTATTCTGTATCAGCGGGAAATGCAGGAGATTGTAGGCATTTGGAATAACTGGTATGCCGATCTTCGGCGTCCTTATCACAAAGCAGTCTACTTTCCTGTAGAGTTTCGCTGGTACGGTATTGGACTTGCAAAGCAAAATGAACAGTTTCAATACGAGGTAACTGCACAACACAGGACGCGCCTCGATAATGCTACGATTGCTAATATGCGAATGTATAAAATCAAGCGCAATGCTAGCATCAAAGAGAATGAGCCTATCTTTCCTGGCAAGTTTTGGTTTGTCGATGAGATGGATGACATCCAAACTCTTGAGATGGGAGATGTAAAGGCTTCTGCTTATAACAACGAGAATCAAGTAATCATCTTTGCACAGCAAAGAAGTGGTGTGAATGATCTTACTTTAGGCATGCCTACTGCTGGTACTCCTGGAACAGCAACATCTGAAATGGCCCGAGTTCAAGAGAGCGCGCGAAAGTTTGATTATTCTTACTCGAACATTCGCACTCTTTGTGACGAGACTCTTAACTCCGGTCTTTTAGTTCTTGCTCAGTGGGGCCCAGATGTAGACCGTCTGATGTTTAATCCCAAGGGAAATGAGATTGAGACTTTTCTCAAGTCTCCTTTCGATTATTTCCGCAAGAAGCTCTTGGTTGATATTCGCCTTGCGGGACAGAATCAAAACAAGTTTAAGGATCGTCAGGATGCTACACAGCTGGTTGGTATTTTCCAGCAATACTATACCAATCTGATTACTCTTGCACAGGGTATGCAAAATCCTGATCTGCTTAATCAGGTTAGTACGAAAGCCTTCGAGGGTGCCAATCTTGCGATGCGGCATATCATGGAAAGCTTCGATATTCGTAATCCTGAGCGATTCCTTATAAACCCAAGCATGGTTCCTAGCAATGTCCAAACCCCTAACCAAGTTGGAGGAAACCCAACTCAAGGAACTCCTTCAGCTCCCTCAGTCCAAAGTAATCTTGTCCTTGCTCCAAACGCATCAAGCATCTTACCTAACCTCCCTAACCTCTCTGGACAATTGGGATGAGGTAAGAAAAGCTCAAGGTGCTTATTCAGCAGTTACGCGACTTCTAACTATCTTAGCAGAGGCTTTAAAAGATGACAGGTCCGAACTTTCAACAGCAGACGGACGACACAACCGATCTGTCGAACACGAACCAATCACAAGAAGGTACACAAGATCCTTCTGATCTTGGAGGCGGCGATACTTCTCAACCTAATTCCGAAGATAATTCTTCTTCCGATAGTGAAGAACTTCGGATGCTTACTCAGGTTGCCCAAAACGCCACACGACAGAATCAACTTCTTCAGCAACAGCTTCAGCAGCTTCAGCAGCAGATGGAAGGAGTTTCTCGCTCGGTTCAGCAGAATACTCCAACTCGTCCAATTGTTACTGATGAAGACTTTCAAACCTCTCCGTCTGCTGCTCTTGAACGTCTTCTCGATCACAAGCTTTCTGCTACGATTTCTCCTCTCCTTGAGGAACAGAAGAATCAGCAACGTATTCGCACTGTAAATAGTGTACTTCCTCAAGTTCTTTCGGCTATCAATCCAAATGCAGCTGCATATGCGGAAGGTCTTGCTCCAGCTGTTTTGGAAATTCTAGGTACTGCTGATCCTACTCCTGCTAATATTCGAATGGCAACCATTATGGCTGTTGGAAATTATGCTCTTAGTGGTGCTCCTGCTACAAGTAACACACCCTCTAACGAGCCTCCCGTGCGTCGTTCTTCTAATCCTCCTAATGTTCCTAACAACGCTCCTCGAACAAAGGCTCCTGAAAAGATCAAGCTTACTGAACAGCAACGTCGTTTGGCTAACAAGCTTGGTTATAAGGAAGGACAAGAAGCAGACTTCCTCAAGTTCCTTGAAGCCGATGAGGTTACTTTCCAATGAGTGAGCGCAAGATCGACATCAATTTGACGGACTCTAATGTTCGTCCTCCCTCGCGTGAAGAGTATGATGATTACGCATCGCGTATGATTCAAGTTCTTGATCGCAGTCATACTATTGACCGCTTTCAAGTAGCCGATGCTCCGCCGGGAATTCACTATGAGTGGCACAAAGATGATCCTCTTACCCACGCTCGACTGACTGCAAAGGGATTTATTCCTGACGATGAACTTGCAGCTTCGAGCAAATTTGTACATACCGATGGTGCAGGAAATCCTCGCATTGCGGATGTACGTTTGTATACGATTCCGAAGTGGAAGCATGAAGTTCTTGAAAAAATCTCCGAAGAGAAGGCAGCTCGTGCTGCTGATCCTCGGCGTGCTGATAAGGACTTTATGGCTGCGATTCGGAATGAAGGTGGATACGATGAAGTTACCGCAGATTCTTCTGTGGAAAATGTTAAGGGACTTGAAGTTACACTAACACCTTCTAAGAAGGAGTAAACGATGTCGCAGGTACTTGGTTTCGGTCCTGCTTACGGGCCGGGAAATGGTACTCCAGCAATTCAGGAGTATAATCACACCACTGGCGCTGATTTTGATGTAGGCGAAGTTCTTATTGCTACTGCCGGTGAAGTTGCTTCTTCGGGTGCTGACCCTGCTGCTGGTACAATTGTCGGTGTTGCACTTGCAGGAACGAATAACGCCCCCGGTTTTAACATGGCAAATCAGCCCGCCAATGTTACGTGGCGTACGCGAAATGTTCCCGTTGCACTTGCGAACGGAAATGTTTTCCGTGGTAAGATTGTAAGCGGTTCTGCTGTTGTTGTTGCTCCCGTTGCTACTGATGTGATGACGGCGGGCTTTGGTATCACGAAGCATGGTCGCGTTTGGTATGTTGATCGTGCGAAGACTGGTGCTACTGCTCGTGTTGTTATCACGAAGATCGATACGGAAAACAACAACGTGTGGTTCCGTTTCATTGAGTCCGCTACGACTCAGCTCTAATCTAAAGGAGATATAAAGATGCCCGGTCCAGTAACTCGTAATCTGAACCCGCTTGCGTTTCGTCCTGGATTGCGCAGCGAGTTCTGGGATTCTTACACGCAGCATGCAACTGAGTGGAGTTTCTTCCTCAAGCGTGAGAATCGTGATCGTCCCGAAATCGAAATGGCTACGGTTCGTGGTCTGAATCGTATGTACATTACGGGCGATGGTGAGCCTGTTACGTTTGATCCGATCGAGGTTGGTCGTAAGATGGCTGCTGTCGATCGTGAATTTAAGGCTGGCTATGCGATCACTCTTCGCGCTCGTGAAGACGATTTCTACGGCAAGCTTAACACTGGTGCAAAGCATCTTGGTAATGCTGCTCGTCTGACGGAAGAATATCAGGGTGCAGCTTTCCTTGATGGCGCTACTTCTAATGCTGTCTTTGCTGGTGAAGACGGTCTTTCGCTTCTCAATACTGCTCACACTTTGATGGGTGGCGGTACTGTTGCGAATCGTCCGACGACTGAAGTTGGTTTCTCCATTGCTGGTGTTACGAATCTTATGGATCTTGCTGGTAAGATGCGTGACCAGAATGGTGATCCGATTGTCGTCAAGCTTCAGAAATGCATCATTCCGAACGATCAGGGTATTATTCAGGATGCGTGGAAGATCTTCTCCATGGACATGGAGCCGTTCACCGCGAACAATGACGAGAATGCTATCAAGGGTCAGCTTGGTAAGATTCAGTATCAAGTCAACCATTACATGACTAGCACGACTCGTTACTTCATGTTCGATCCGAGTCTGAACGATTGTAACTTCGACGTACGTTCTGCTCTGTCGATGAAGGATTGGGAAGATCCTGATACGGATACGTTTAAGGTTCGTGCCCGTATGCGTCTCTTCTTGTACTTCTACAACTACCGTGGTTGGTACGGCGCTTCGCCGGCTTAATCACAACTTTTCAATGTCTTTCGTAGGAGATTGCCATGAGGCCAACAACCTTTCCTTGGTTGTCTAACAATGCTACCCGACAGGATGAAGCTCCTGGTGCGATTGGTGGTATTGTAGAACTGTTCACCGCAGCGGCTGCATTGAATACGGGTGATGCTGTATTCTTCTCTGCTGCAAATACTGTTAACAAGTCCGTAACTCAGGCTAACTACGCTGGATTTGTAGGCATCGTAGTTGGCGGTGCGCTGACGAACGATAACATGGTTGATCGTCCAGGCGTTCCCGCTGCAAATGCTAACCAGCGCGTATTTGTTCAGGTGTTTGGAATTGCTAATGTTGTTGCTGGTGGTGCTATTACCGTCGGCACAAACTTTAGTGTTATTCCTGACACAGCTACGGCGGGACGTGTTATTGCAGGTACAACCGCTGGTCAAATTGTCGGTAAGCCTCTGAGTTCTGCAACGGCTGCCGGGCAAACGATCAAGATTCTGATCTCACACCGCTAAGGAAAAACATGAAGCTGCCTCTATTTGTTTGTGCTCAACCAACAGCTTCTCTTTCTTCTCCTTCCGTTCTGCTTAAGAAAGGTAACTGGAGAGTAATCTCCAACCATAAAGACTCATCTCTTGAGCTACGGACTACTTCACAGTCCTTTCTTATTCAGGACGGAATGGAGTTTAAGATTGAGGAAACCTTCGTCATGGTAGAGTTAGTATTAGTCTCTAAGGGAAGCGAGCGAACTTTATCAGTTTCTTTAGAAAGTGTGAGATCGTATGATGGAACCCACGGCAGTAGCATCAGCCTCTAGCATTGATACTATTGTTCGCATCGTAGAGCTTCTACTCATTCCTATTCTTCTCCGATTTAATCAGAGGCAGGAAGAGCAGGGAAGAAAGATCAATACAATAGAGACTGTGCTTATCGGGGCAGAAGGAAAGAACGGTATTCGTTCACGCGTAGCAACACTAGAAAAGGAAAACAAAAACCTCTCGTTAATGCTTGCAAGACATTTGGGTCTTGAAGCTCGAAGGGAGGAAGAAGAGGAGGATTGATGTTTAAGGATATCCTCCCTATTGTACTCCGCCACGAAGGGGGTTATGTAAATGATCCTGCTGACCGTGGCGGAGCTACAAATAAGGGAATCATTCAGCGTACGTATGATACCTACCGTGCTAACAAGAAGCTTCCACTTCAACCAGTAAAGAATATCACGGATGAAGAAGTTGAGGAAATCTATCATCGTAACTATTGGTTGGATGGTCTTTGTGATCGTATGCCTCTTGCTCTCGGTCTTGTCCATTTTGATTTCGCCGTAAATGCAGGAATCACTCAAGCATTCCGAACACTACAGCGTGTCATTGGTACTACAGTAGATGGCAAGTTTGGACCTAAAAGCTTTAGTGCATTAGAAGAAGCCATTCGTTCTAAAGGTTTACTCAACTTAATCAATGAGTATTCCGATGAGCGGGTGGTTTTTTATGTTCGTATCACCGAGAACCGTGCACTTAATCTAAGATTCTTGAGAGGGTGGATACTTCGTACACTCTCTACACGAGATGATGCACAAGCACTAGTCACTTCTACTACATAATTCCATGAGCCTTAATCTTCAAACCTTCCGAGATGAAGTTCGGGCTACAACTGGGATGGATGAAATAGATTTGCCGGATACAATTCTAGACAGGTTTCTAAATATCGCTTGGTGGGAGCTTGCTGACAAGGTTGCGTTCAAAGAGAAGGAGGCAACGGTCGATGCAAATACTGTCGCGGGTACTCAGTCTTATTCTATTTCTGGTCTTTCTTCTGATATTAACTCTCTTGTATCCGTCTTCATCAAAGTAGAAGATGAGTGGACTCCGGTAGACAAGAGAGATTACGATCAGATTCTAGATGGCCAGAATGATAATGTTTATGCTCGGGGTACTCCTGATAAGTATTCTTCGTACGGTGGAAGTATTTACTTCTCTCCTATTCCCGATAAGGCTTATCCTTTCCGTATCACTTATCTCCGGACTCTTGCTGATATTGCTGTAGCAGGAGTTAATGTTCCTCAAGTCTGGGATGAGTATATTATTCTAGGTGCAACTTCTCGCGTGTTTCGTCGGAAGGGAGATTATCAAAGGTCTGCTGCGGTTCGAAACGAAAGGAATGAACTCACTCTTACCGCACAGACAGTGAAGGCCCGTGAGACTGTAGATTATAGGATGGTTGGAGTTCGACCCCTGAGACAGAGGTATCCTTAAATGCCATACACGTTTCCTTTTGATCCTACTCAACCTACTGATGCAAGTTCAGCCACAGTAGACGATGATATGAGAGCGATCAAGGCAGCAATTGAAGAGAGGTTCAATGACTTTCTAGGTATTGATATGTCAGTGGATGATCCCATTGTTCCTACAAAACTCGGTCCTACTATCACCATTCAAGGGGCACAGGTCGGTACGCCTATCTTTAATGCGGGTAACAGTGGGGCAAGTCTTAACATCAACTGGAATAATGGAGACCAACAATTAATCACTCTTACTGCCAACTGCACTCTTACCTTTACTAATGCAGTTGCAGGACGTAACTATATTCTCTACGTTCTTCAGAATGGAACGGGAGGCTTTTCTCTTACGTTTCCTGCTAGTGTTCGTAGCTCTAATAATGTTAACTTCGGTACTCCTGCTCTTACCACTACAGCTAACCGAATGTCTATCATTGGTTTGTTCGCGTATACTCCTACTGTTCTTGTTGGATCTATTGTAGCCACTGGCGTCAATGTTAGCTAGAATTATTCCCGGAGTTATTCCTCCTACATTCGGCTCCGCTTCTATTGTAGAGAGTGTATCCGGAGTAGATACAGCGGATCTAGTTACATATGGAAATACCTTTAGCGTTTCTGTCACTTTTCCTGTTGCTCCTCCTTCCTGGACATTTGGTTATCTTCTTGTTGTACGTGGTGGTTCTACGACAGCAGCGGATAGTTATGATGCCAGTGCCACTTCGTTTATTACTACGTCAGGTACATTTCCACGTAATGTTACATTAACTTCTCGCATAAAGAATCATCATTATCGTCTTGCTGTTTATTCCACTGATGGGTTTGGCAATAGGGGAACTCAAATAGCTATGTCAGGCAATGTACAGCTAACAACTTTACGCTATCAGCGAATTCGCTACCGTGGAATTGGATCCTTTACTTTTGATACTGTTCCGGCTCGCTGTGACCTGATAGTAGTAGGAAGTGGAAGTGATGAAAGTAATATTCCTGGAGACTATGGCTTTGGTAGTTTTGGTGTAAGATTTACTAACATAGTTCCTCCGGCCGGTACATTTTTTCACAAAGTAAATAAAGATAGTGGAGGGGTGTCCTATCTTCGCAGAGATGCGGCGGGAAACACTGCTAATCAAATTCTTGGTAATAATGCTGTAGAATTGACTTCGGCTGGGACGGTTTCAAGTACGAGTGGAATTTTTGCTTCTCCTGCTTATTCTACTTCTGGTATTATTCGACAATCAGGTGCAAGAAGAAATTCAGATATCCTGCTAAGTATTGATGATAGTAGTTTTGATACTAACAATGACTTTCCCGATCAATACGGAGAAGGCGGATTGCCTATTATTGTTCCTCCAAGACTAACCACTTCTCCTGGCTTTGAAGGCGTAGTGCAGGTACTCTACTATGATTAATAACTTCCGAGAAATACTAGAAGTCTCCAGTGGAATGCCTATTCGTATTGCAGATCCGGTGGAGTTTGCAGGACCCGTTAAGTTTGAAGAACTCTCCGAAACTCCTCTAGAGTTAGTTCCCCGATCAGATACCACCCCCTCTGTATTAAATCTAACTCGACTTCGTTTCATCAATGCAATTCCTGTTACTGTTACTAATTTTGTAGGTGGACAGGAAGGACAGTATATTATTGTAGTAGGAGACGGACAGACTACACTTCAGAACTCTCCCAATATTTTTACCACTTCGGGTGCGAATCTTCTGTTATCTAATGGTCGGGTGTATGCCTTTGTTCGCACGGCGGGAGTTTGGAGAGAACAAGGAGGTGCACCAATTCCTAATCTCTCTCCTCTCTCTTCTGTTCTAGCTACACCCGTTGTAATTGCTGTAGCAGGTACCTACTATAATATTGCATCTCTTAGCTTAACTGTTGGTACATGGTTAATTAAGGGACAAGTTACTTTCCGTAATACTTCTGCTAACGCTTGTCAGGTAATAGCTCGTATTCGAGAAGGTACTACTAATTATTCTTCCGCTCAGTCAATTCTACATAACCAGAATCCAAATATAGATACATTATCTCTCTCGTGCATAGTGTCCATAGCTTCTAATCTTACATTCACTTTGCAGGCTACTTCTGATTTAGCTGGAACTTGTAGTGTAATTCCGGAACTTCCTGCTCCATACGCGAACGGCAACAATGCAACAAACCTTCTAGCTATCAAGGTGGGATAATGAGATACATTGTTCCTCCCACTCAAGTAGAACTACCTACGATCAGTCCAATAGCAGAAGCAAGAATTTCAGGAGGAATGAACTCACGTATTGATCCCGCTGATCTTCCCAATGGAATCTCGACAGAACTTCGTGGAGCAAGAACTCGCGCAGATTATACTATGCGGGCTCCGGGTAAGACTCTTATCCCAGGAACCAAGCCCGATTCTCTTCCGATTCTGATGTTCACGGAGTATGCGAGATTTGATAAGACTAACATCGTACTTCGCTTCTCTCGTTCTAGGGTAGATCGCTATGCGGGAGGAAGCTACTCAATAGTAACTGGCTCTCTTGCGGGAACAAATACAGATGGAATTAGATTCATCACTACTGCTGACGCAGCACAAGACTATTTCATCTTTACAAACAATGGAGCTAATCCGATTCAGGTAATGAATTCTACTGTCACAAGCTACGGTAATTTGGGGAATGCGGGAAGGTATCGTTACGTCTGTGCCTTCTTTAATCGCATTGTAGCTGCTAATCTCGCCGGCCCTTCTCCGAATCCCATTCTTCTTGGCTGGAGCGGAGACTTTAATTTCACAGAGTGGAATCCCATCAACGATATCTCTGCGGGATCTACTCCACTACAAGAGGCTCAGTCGGATTATGCTGACCCAATTACTGGCTTATTTGCATTTGCTTCTATTATGCTTATTCTTCGTGAGCGTTCTCTATGGACTGCCACGAAAAGACCCGTAGCATCTAATCCCTTCGCCTTTCAAGCTGCATTTAATTATTTGGGCTGTGATTGTCCAGGTTCGGCTACGCAGACAAAGAGTGGTATTACTTGGTACGACAGACGAACGAATCAAGTCTATAACTATGTAGTCGGTGGTAGGCCAGAAGAGATTGGAGATCCTATCAAGGATGAATTGAGAAGTGCAGTTACCTCTAATGATCTCGTGTGGGGATCTTATGATATGACAAATGAGACTTACATTCTTACTGTTCCTTCCACTGCTTCCACTAACTCTCGCGTATTCTTCTATAACTTCTCTACGAAGTCTTGGAGCTATGAAGATATCGAAGGAGCTTATGGTTATTATCCGGTAGACGGCGGAGCATCCCGACTTACTTACGGACAACTGACCGGAACTTATGGACAACTTACTGCTGCCAATGCTAACTATGGAGCTATCGGTCTGATTGCTGCTACACCTCCAAAGAATCATATAGGATATACTAATGGAGACATTAGAAGTGAAGAAGATGTAGATGCAGGCTCAGGTGAGTTCTGCTTTACTTCTAAGGTATATCGAAACTCAACTGATGACCTGGAAATTTCTAGGTTGATGATGTTGATTCGACCTATTAGAAATGGAAGTCTCACGATTGAATTTAGAAAGAATGGTCGAACTGCATGGATTCCATGGAAGACTATTCCTTTCGAGAGTACACTCAATCGAATTAGAATTTATGCAACGAAACTTATACGTGCAAACGAATTTCAGTGGAGAGTTAGGTCTTCTTCGGGACAGTTTCACTGGCTCGAATACAAACTAGAAGCATCCACCTCAGGCCAAGACAAGAACCCATGAATCCAGTTCTATCTGTTGTGTGCAACGAGAAGAAAGGAGTTGTTACACGACATATCTATCCGCTTGTGTTTACTTCCGACAATCTTGTGAAGTTCTGGCAGAAGGCTTCTCAGTTTCCTGTGATCTTTGGTAGGAAGCTAGAATCGCCCGAAGACTTCATGAGACACTTCTTCACTACGAAGGACGGCAATCCATATCCCACAGGACTCTTTTGGGTCGTGGATGATTTTGTCGGAGTATTCTATTTAACAGAGATTTTCCCTGAACAGGCAGATGCACACTTCACCTTCTTTGATCGTAAGCTCGAAGGACGAGAAGCTCTTACGGTGGAGATGATGAGGCACGTGTTTGAAGAGTTTCCAAGTTTCCAGCGCCTTAACGTTTCATTGCCTTGCTATGTTAACGAGAAGGTATTTCAGTTCGTTAGTCGAATTGGATTTAAGCTGGAAGGTAGGAAGCGATCCTGTTCGTATTGGAAAGGGAAGTGGTTTGATGCCGTGCAATACGGCGTACTCAGGCGTGAACTTCTTTCAAGCAAAGAGGAATAAAAGATGGGTGCAAGAACTAGGCAAGTAGGCGGAGGAAGTGCAACACCAGTTGCAGATGAATTTAATAACTTCCTTCTGGGACAATTGCGAACGGTTGGCGGGGGTGGAACACCTATGCTTTCTCCCGCAAATCCTCAATTTCTTCAGCAGTTTGATAGAAATAATCCTAACACAAACTTCGAGAATTGGTCCCGTCAGCAGCAATCTAACGCTAACCAACCCGCACAACAATCGGGAAGTGCTTTCGGTAACGCATTCAACAATGCATTGACTGGTCAGGTTCAAGACAATAGTGGAGCATTCGGACAACTTCGTAATGCACTTGCAGATCCTAGCCAGTTCAATGCTCCCACTAATTTCCAGAATCCCTACAATTCTCAGCAGTTTGCTGGTGCAAATCTTTCTCAGCTTCCCACTAACTTCGGTGCGGGAATGACTGGCAGGGCTGATTTGAGTGGTTTCGGAAATACGGCTACTGCTAATTTTAATACGCAACAGAATCTCGGTGGAGTTAATAGTGGGTTTAGTGGAACGCTTAATGATCTCATTTCCCGTGGCTCTAATAACCTTAATATGGGTGGCGGGTTTAGTGCTGCTGGTGCGGGACCAGAAGTTAACATGAATCAGGGAATGGATTTTAGGCAAGCTTATGATACGTTAGGTCAGGATCCTTTGATGGAACGTAATCGTATGCGGGCCGTTGCAGATATGCGTGCGCGATTCGGTGCAGAAGGTGCAGGAGGTTTGGGCACTGGTGCACAATTTGCAGAGTCTAATATGAATGCAGAACTTGCAGCTCAAGATGCTTCTGCTCGTCGCGGACAAGCCATGCAACTTATGGGACAGGATCTTGCTGACCGTAATGCAATGGCAAATGTCGGTTTGCAGAATCGCGGACAGAATGTTCAGACTTCTATTGCAAATATGCAGGGCGGAATTCAGGGAAATCAGAATCAAATCTCTGCTCTTAATGCTTTGACTAGTGCTGCTGTTGCAGGCCGCGGACAAGATATGTCTACTGGACTTGGGATGCGTGGACAGAATCTTGAACAGCTTGGTCTCGGCAATCAGCAGTCTATGTTTAATGCAGGACAGACGAATAATGTTAACATGAATATGCTTGGAGCCAATCTCCAGAATCAACAGATGGGAAATAACTTCGGTCTTGGAGCGGCGGGTCTTAACAACAATGCTATGCAGAATAACAACGCTAATGCAATGGGCATGGCAGGAATGCAGAATAATTTCAATCTTGCTAATGCAAACAATATGGCTCAGTTTGGTTTGGGGACTAATCAACTGAATTCTCAGAACATGGGAATGAATAACAATATGTTCAATAGCCTGATTAATTCTGGTATGAATATGAACGCACTCGGTAACTCTAATATGATGGGTATGCTCGGTCAGCTCTTTGGTGGGTTCCAGCAATCTAATGCTCTTGGCACTCCACAGGCTCAAGTTATTTCGCAGCCTTCTCCGTGGGCTCAGGGAGCTAATATGCTGGGTCAACTTGGAAGTGCTTGGCTTATGGGCGGCGGTGGAAATCCGTTTGGAGGTAGAGGAGGTGGAGGTAATATTCCTCAGATGCCTCCTGTTAATATTCCTACTGGTAATATGAATGCTCTAGGTTCTATGGCTCCGATGGCCCAGTGGAGAACCTTCTAATGTCCATCTCTTATCTTCCCGGTTGGTGGGATGAAGCAAACAAGAACGGAGCATTTACCAATCTTTTTGCTCAGCTTCCTGCTCTTATTCAGCCTGACAATGTAGCACAAAAGAAGTTCGAGAGGATGGTCCAGCAAGATCCGACTCTCATTGGACAAATTTCTAATATGGATCCAACGGCTCGGCAAGCATTTGCTAAAGCTATGGGATTCAAGAATTATGATAAGAGTGGTATTGGTACTATTGAGGAAGGACAGCAACTCAAGGATCAGCGAGAACTTAATAAATTTCTACAGACTCTTACGCCAGAGCAGCTTCAAGAAAGAATGGCGGGAAGAGCTGGAACTAAGTCTACTACTACTCTTCAACGAGAAGGAACTTTCTTCGGTTTAGGAGTAGATGAGAAGAAGGGTAATATTCGAAAGAATGAGCAGGAGATCAAACTAAATGATATGGAACTTCGGGAAAAGGAAGAGTTCAATACTCTTATGGGAACTCTCAAGGTTAAGTATCCTACAGAGAATATTAATCTTCAGCGGGCTGTAATAGACTTTGTTAATGGAAAGATTGAAACTCCAGAACTACAGCGCATTACTAATGATAGAACTCTTGCTCCTGCCTTTAATACTTTAGTTGATTTGTATAAGCAGCGCGTTGGATTAGCTGCACAGTTCCGAATGTCTAGCCTGCGCGGACCAGAAGAAAAACTTTTAGGTCTGCAATTCATGGAGCGTGGCGTAGATAACGCACAGGCAAAGATTAATGCTGCTCAAAAAGCTCTTAATGATTTGGGCTTGGCGGGACAGTCCATGCAACCGGAGCAATATAATTCTGCATTGGCTGCCCTGGGTGAGGCTCGTCAGGAACACAAAGAAATGGTAAATGCTTATCAAGTCATGCTTCAAAAGGAATTTGGTGGCAAGTATCCTGGAGCATTTAATCCTCAGAATGAAACATTGGATCCTCCTCCGAATGTTCCTCCCGGTAGTTTCTTTGGCAAGCCTTCTATTCCAAATCAAACCCAACAAACTCAGCCTACCACGAGTTCAAAGCAACAGTGGATTACCAAATGGAAGCAGGCCAATCCTCGGCTTGCGCAAGAAACTGAGCAAGCTTATGCTCGTCGTATGCAAGCTGCATGGAACTTACAAGGAGCTAAATAATGACTCTACCTTTTCAACCCATTGATCCAGATTTTCTTCGTGCAGCAGCAGACGATACAACTGAAATTGATCCTGATTTCTTGGCAGCAGCAGCCTCTCCAAGTCCCGTAAAAAAGAATACCCTCTTCGATCGTGGCGTGTCTGCCGCGGTCGCAGGAGGGGGAGATATTGCAGCTAATGTTTTCGGTGGGCTTGGAAAAGTTGCAGAAGGTTTAGGCAAAGAGAGAAGTTTCTTCTCGGATATTTCGGATAGGTTTCGTGAGACTGCTAATAAGCATCGTGCGAATCTTGCATCCGATCCAGCTAATACCTTTGGAGAAAAGTCTGCTGAATTCGTAGGAACTGTCCTTCCCTCTGCTGTAGTGGGTGGAGCACTAGCTAAGACTATCTTCAATCCTATTACTTCTAGCCTAGCTCGTACTAAGTTTGCAAATACTGCTGCAAAGATTTCTCAGTTAGCTTCTTCTAATCGTACAGTACAGAAGGGTATTGCTGCGGGCATTACTTCTCTTCCAGCAGAAATTGCAGGGTCTTATGCTACTACTGCTCTTACTACTCCAGAAGATGCGGGAGGTATGGTTCCTCTTGCGGGTGCAGGAATTGGAGCAGCATTAAATTCTATTATGGGTGCACGAGCTTTCAGTCAAGCTGCAAAGCAATATAAGTTAAACTCTCTTAATGCAGATATGGTTCCTCCCGATCCAATGAATGTTGCATTTGAGCAGGCTGTTACAGGTGCTAGACAAACTGCTAAAGATGCAGCAAAGCTTTTTCGTTCGGGATTTATTGGAACCAAGAAGAATCCGGTTTCTAATTCTGCTATCGTACCTACCGAACTCAAGAAGTCTTACTCAAATGTAAACAAGATTCTTCGCTCTCTGGAAGTGGATGGTCCTACAGTAACTAATGTTTCTGCTCTTGAGGCAGAACAACAGAAGCTCATTGACCTTGCAGATAATATGTACAATCTGCATCGAGGTGCTATCACTACAGAGCAGTTCGATAAGCTTCTTGATTCTGTAACTAAGATCGAAGGAATCAAGCTTCCTCAATATAACTGGGCTTCACCTACTCCTACTGTTTCTGCACTCCAACGACTGCAAGATAATATTGATTTCGAGGGTCCTATTCGTCTTGATCCCAATGCAAAGCTAGGAACTGTGGAAGCCCTGGTTGCGGGAGAACGTCCCAAGAGCCCTTCCGCATATAGCTCTATTGCTGGTTGGTTTCAGAAAACTCGTGAGCAGTATGTTAATTATAAGGGAGCACTTAAGATCTTTGGTTCGGGAGAAGCTAGAGATCCTTATGATATGTCTCTACTTCTCTCCGGCAACAATGGACGTGTGTATCAGAATCTCGAAGTGCAGCCAAAGCTTCTAGACAAGAAGACTGGTGAATGGGTGAATGCAAAGATAGACGGTAAGGATGTTAAGTCAATGAAAGCTATTCTTGAGATGTCTGGTACGGATGATGCGAGTCTGGCTAAGCTCAATGGATACGTGATTGCAAAGCAGCTTGCAAATTCTGCCGATCCTAATGTAAGAGCTAGTGTTAAGCTTACCATTCCTGGATTTACTCCTGAATGGGGGCAGAAAGAGATGGAAAGAATTATGCGAGAAGCTCCTGATATTGCTGCCGCGGGTGAAGAGTTCTTTCTTCGCAGCAAGATGATGGCAGAATATATGAGAGATCTCGTTGGTGATGAAGTTGCAGATGAATGGATGAAGATTGATTATGCGCCTGCGGCGCGGGCACTTCAAGGAAGAGGAGATCCATTTGGATTTCGAATCGGAAGAACTGGCGGCAGCGAACTAGTATTTAATCCTGTTGTAAAGCATATTGAAAATACTCAGATTGCCATTGCTGCTACAGAGAAGACTCGTATGTGGCAACGGCTTCATGATGTTATCTCAGCAGATAAAGATAAGTATGCAAGCTCTGCTCGAATCGTAGAGACAAATCAAAAGATTCTACAGCGTACGCTAGATGCTGTAAAGAAAGCTAATCCTGATATGAATGAGGTAGCTGCAAGGAAAGTTGCAAATCTGATTGCATCTACTAGTGTAGATAAGTCAAGCAAGACCGTGAGTTATCTCAAGGATGGTAAGATGTCTACCATTCAGTTCGGAGATGACTTCATGGAAATGTTCAATGGATTTGAGGGTCCGGCAGAACTTGGATTCTTCGGGCAGATTGGACAGAAGCTTGAGAGTGTTCCTCGTACACTGTTCTCTCTAGTTAATGACATGACACTTCTTGGTCCTATGCGAGATATGGCCGAAGTGTATGTTAATGATCCTAATGTTAAGCCTGGATTAAAGGGAGCCGTTTCTCTCTTCGTTGATACGATCAAGGGACTTAAGGAAGTACATAATGAAGGAGAACTTTATCAGCGCGTTCTCTCTGCGGGCGGTGGAATTGGAGGAAGATATGTAGGACCGACTGGAGGATTTGCTGCTACTTCTTTCGAGGAGATGAAGCGGCGAGCAGCAAATGAAATGCCTAGTGTTCTTCGTAAGCTAGAAGAAATATCTGCTTCCCTTTCTCAGGCTTCTCGTATGGGCGCAGCAATGCGCGTGTTTGAGAAGGGAGGAAGTGACAGTGAGGCTGCTCGAATCTTCCGAGCGGTGATTGCAGATCCTCAACAGATTGGTTCTAAGATGCAGAGTGCTGCGCGTATTACTGCATTCATGAACATGGGTATTCAATCTGCTGATAAGTTTGCAACACAAGTTCGAAATAATCCAGAGCTTGTTGCAATGAAGGGATTAGCTGGTATTGGTATTCCCGCCGCAACTCTCTGGTACTATGGGAAGGATGACGCAGAAATCCAACAACTGCGGGGAAGTAAGGGAGGCGAGAATTACTTCTATGTGAGGTTTGGTGAGGAGAATCCCGTCATCCGAATTCCTAAGCCATATCTTTATGGTCAAGTTTTTGGTACAGGAGTCGAGACTGTACTAGATAAAATGTTTGGTAATAATCCACAGGCAGTCGAACAATTGATGCAAGGTATTTGGGGACAAACCGCTGTTAATATTCTTCCTCTTTCTACTCAGGCTCTAGTTAATACTACTCTTGGGCAGAAGTATCTTGGCTTGGGAGAAGGGTTAATTCCTTCGGGAGGAGCTACGAATAATCAAATGGCGGGAGATCAGCGATTCCAGAATACCACTACATTGGCTAGAACTTTGGGTGATAAGACTGGAATTCCTGCTGCAAACTGGGATGACATTATGCGTACGTTTCTTACCAATGAACCTTTCAAGGCAGTAGCATATGCCGATCGAAAGCTTACTGATCGTACTGCACCGACTAGTGAAGATGTTCCAGTGATGGGTAAGTTTCTTCCGACTCAGGATAAATCTAATATCGGAAGTGTGAATAGATTCTATGACATGGCTAACAAATATTCAGATGTACTTAACTCGCTGAATGATGCAGAGAATAAGGGTGATGTGGGGCGCGTAGAGAACATCATCAACAATCGTAAGAATGATCTTGAACAGGCAATGGTGTTTTCGGAAGGGCTAAAGGAAGTACAAGAAATGCGAAGTGCGATTAACCTGATTAACGAGAATAAGATGATGACTCCAGAGGAAAGGAGGAGTCTAATCAATGAGTTGAATAAGGCTATTCGGGAATACACTGTATTGTTCTTGGATGCCTGGGATACAAAAAAGAAACAAAAATAAAAAAAGCCCTGCTCCCTCAACACATCGAGGAAGCGGGGCCTTTTTTATTCTATCTCACAACTATATCCAGACTTCTGTATCGGAGGCTCTTGCCGGGGGATGGAAGAATATCCAAGTTTAAATGCAATATCTCGAATAAGTTTCTTTTTCTTTCTTATGTATCTCTTGCGTGCTGATTCTCGTTTGTTCTCTAAACACTTTTCACTTCTGCGGTAGCGAAGGATAGCTTCTCTTCCTTTCTTGGTTCGTGCATAGTTTCTTCGGTTATTTCTTTCTTTCTCTTTTATGCAGGAATCGCAGAATGCTGATAAAGGTTTAGATCTAAGATCGCCACACTTCCAACATCTTCCTCGATCGACTAAGGCACATCGCGGACACCTATAAGAAATGCTACCGTAGTTACCAAAATATTCTTCAAGTCTCGTATGACACTTTCTTTTCCATCCTTTATAGACGTTATCGCATCTCATGTTAGTCGTTAGGATAGTAGGTAGTTTCTCCGTTCTCGCTCTTATAGATTAAATCGCCTGTCATAACACAACCACGAAGTAGCTCACAGAATTTATCATACGTAGCCACGTTCTTAAATACGTTATAGATCTCTTTCTGTGATGCACCTGGGTTCGTTAGAACATAACCAGAGATCGCATCCATGTCGAATATATATTCGTTCTTGCCAACGCCGCCGAAGATATTAGCTAGCTTAGGTTCAGTGGATTCTAGTGCTCCTACCGCCCATGTAAAATCTGACTCATTGATTATTAGATCGTTACGTTGGGATACGCTTCGAATCATCGCGAGCTTTAAAATCTGCATCGGCTTGCGGGAATGGTAGCCGGCAAATCGGGGATCAACTAAAGGAGAAGAGGCATGGCGAGTATTCCATTCGTTAAGAAGATCTTCCATGCCAGGAGCAAAGTCAAAATCTCCCGTTAGATTCGAGATCTCTACAAGATCATTCATCAGTGCAAGTTCTAGTTCATCTGTCTTATGCTCTTTCATTGTAGAAGTATAGATTAGCTTCGGCTCTCTAAGCTGATCGGCATAAACATGAATGACTCGTGAAGCATATCCACCACCAACAACACCAGCTGACATATTCTCTGAGATCCACGCGGGAGTTGTAGCAGCAAACATATTCAAGCAGGGATTAGATAGAACTTGTACACCTCTCATCATCGTGCCGATCTCAAGAGTCTTCTTGTTATCGTGCATCGAAGTGAGGAAGTCGTACATCTCGCCTGATTTATTCTTCTGCATGAGATCTCCGAACTCGCCAACCATAAGATAGATGGAAGAATCAGGAGACTTAATCATCTCTTCGATCAGAAGTTCTTTCGTGAAATATGTAGGTCCGCAACGAAGAGCAGGAACTTGATCTAATAGTGGCTTAGCAAATCCCATCATGGAGGTCGTCTTTCGCATTCCGGGAGGACCAACGTATTTGATATATAAATGAGGATAACATTCCCATGATCCTAAATGTTTCTGTGGAATCTTAACTTGCTTTCTTAACGCAGATGCGATAGCAAAGATTGCTGACCAGAAGACAAATTCTTTTGGTGCATCGCATCGAGGCAATGCCCACTCACCGAAAGAAGCAATCCAATCATCTAACTTCCTCTCTCCAGCAGAGTTAGGAAGAAGATTACTTTTCTCCCCATCGTTCGGGATAGATGTCACAGTCCACCGGAATGGTAAAGGTTTCTCCGCCAACCACTAACGGACGCTTCAAGATAGAAACAGTCTGCTCTGAGATTTCAGAGATAAGCGGTCGCGGGCATTCAAGAACAACCGAATCGTGAGCCGTCTGAATCATTCTAATTTCTTCTTTGCTGGGAAGAATGATGTTTCGATAAATGGTTAGAAGTCCACCTTCAATTCCAAGTTCAGGTTGGACTGCACCATTCATATGATCTGCTACCGTAGACTGAGGAACATATGCGGTAGCTTCTTTAAGTAGATCATCGTTCCAGAGTCCGAAGAAGATTCGCTTCCTCTTATACGGAGTGATGAGTGTTCGGTCCCGTCGAAGTTTATCATCAATTTCCGCCCACCACATTCGAACGCTAAATGCGCTATGCCAACGCTCGAAGTATGTTTTGGTTTGAGGGAGAGAAACCGTAATAATGCCTTCTTTGTTAATGGACTCACAGAGCTTTCCAGCTGAAGTTCGATAGTTAAGTGAATGGTTTCCTTTCTTCCCGACATATCGCTCTTCCTTAGTAATTTCTGTGGTAGGTTTTTGAAAGATAATTGATGCAGCATATTTGTGAAGATCTCCACTCGCAAGCTCTCGCTGCATATTTAAGTCTCTTGCGAGATATGCAACAACCCAGGCCTCGGCGGCGGATAAGTCTACAGAGATTAGAGAACAACCATCGCGGGCTCTAATGATAGAACGGAGGGGAATTTTTCTGCTCATAGATCATACTTCCATCTCTCACCTACGTAAGTATCAGTGCGATCGCTTTTCTTCGGTCGAGGAATAATTTTAGCAAGCTCATCTATAAATTCGTAAAGTTCGTGAGAATCCTTGAAGCCGAGCATTTGTCTATTCTCTAGGTACTGTTGCTGAGAGACGGTGATAAAACCATCATCAAACTCCTTTACTTTGAAATGGCCTTTAAGCAAGTGAATGTCTGATGTCTGCATTACTCTACCTCGATCTCTTCTCGTGGGAGTGTTTGTGCGTTAAAGCCGCTGCCATCCACATAGTTACTCGCGCTCCACCTTCCCGTCTCCGTTCCACTAATTTTATAACTACTTCGCAGGCGGCCATCAGGAGAAGGAGTAATGCTAAGATAAGAAGAAAGTAGTTTCTCGTAGCCTCTAACCTTGAGAAGAAGCTTGATAGCACTGAGCTTGAAGAACCACTCGCGCTTTGACTTCTCTGTCTTTCGGAGATCCATTTCTTTTTGCGCATAGTGAACAAGAGATACCAGCGCATCCTCATTTGTTGTGACTTTATTTTCGCGGTTGCTGCGCGTCGGCAAGCCAAGTTTCTTGTGCAGGAATTCAATGACTTGCTTTGGTGAGGAGGTTAAGAAGTAAGCTCCGTTAATACCATAAAGAAGTGTGCGGAAATTCTCTAGCTTGCTTTCGATATGCGTTCTAAGTTCATTGATCCGCTCGTTATCAGGAAGCATACCACTTCCACTAATATGGCGTGCGACGGGAATGAGAGACATCTGATACTTAAATGTATTTCTAAACAGTTCGTCTGCATCGAAAATCTCTTGCTGCTTCTCTCGAATCTCGTAGGTTACAATACAATCTTTGCAGTTATATTCCCAAAGAGTATCGCGAAATCTTGTAGAGTTTTCCTTGCCTTCATCTTTGTAGTAAGGTTCGTCAGTATAAATAGAAGTACAGAAGTCTAGTCCGATGGGAAGTTCGGGAGCAATGACACGTTGAGCATACATGGTATCGAAGTCATACTTCTTTAGATCCACATGAATACCATTAAGATCCAGAACCTCTGTGTCAAAGAGCCCGTTATGAAAAGTGATAGAATTTGCTGCATCCAGGATGGATTGGACAGCAGCACGAAAAGCAGGATCAGTGCCTTGACCCAAAGGATAATCATTACGGATGCAATACGCATCTGACTTTGAAGTAGCGAATCCAATACAGAGTATATGTGTTGTACCTTTGATTGATTCGATGTCAGCTGAGATAAATTTTGCCCCACGAACTTTAGATTGGAGGTCGACAAGTCTAGAGAATTCAAGGTTCGTATCAAAATAATGAACAGGAGTGTTGTAGCCATGTTCTAATACCCTCTTGGCTCGACGTAAATCGAACTCGATAATAGGAGGAACTTGTCCATCGTGAAAGGCATCGGATGGATGAAGCGTAGGAATAACCAGAGAACTACCATAACGAAGAACACTACCTCGCCACTTCCAAATACTATCTCCCAAACTTAAAGCACGAAGAGCTTCAGTTCCCATAGGAATAATGATCTTCGGTGTGTGTTCTCGGAGATACGTAAGAAGTTCTACTCTTCCTTCTTGAAGTTGAGGAGAACCGTGAAGAAGCTTGAAGTCATTTCCACGTGGCTGATAGTTGACCACATTACCTAGACGACAGGAATCTCTGTCAATTCCTACGGAAGAGAGAAGATAATTAAGATATTCTCCTGTCCTTCCTACGAAGGGAATCTGTTGTAGGTTCTCATCATCTCCTGGCGCATCACCCAAAATAAAGATGGATGCGTCTAGTGGGCCAATGTGAGAAACCTTGCGAGAAGAAATGTTACTCATCTTTCTTCTTCTCTTGTAGTGAAGTGAGGATAAAGAACCTATCATCCGTACCGCTTCCACGTAACTGGAATGTTAACAGAAACATGACATTACAAGCAGCGTGAGCCAGATGAGAGAATCCTGTTTCGGGATCTTTATCTTCTCCTCGCCACCACGCCCATAAGTGACGCATGAGCGCACCGAAAGGACGTGACCACTTCATTCCCTTTTCCCAGTTTCTATCTTCGTACTTCTTTGCACCATAAGCAAGAACTCCCGAAAGCTCAAAGATAAATTCTGGAGTGATTAGTTCGGGACGGTAGAATTTATCTGAGTCGAACTTGACTCCTTCTTTGAGGGATGAGGGAGTTAAAAAATCTCGTGTACAACGTCCAATGCTACTGCAAGCATCCTTATTATAACAAACTGAACAAGTATAGAATGGAATTAGAGGGGTGGTCATAATGCTTTTCCTCCATGTCGGTAGGGACGAGTCTCATTATATTTCATCTTCGCGTAAAGTGCATCTTCCATATTAATCGAGTGCTTTTCGGCGTAGTCAAGAATGCGAATGATACAGTCGGCAAGTTCGATTGGAAGTCCGGTAGGCTTGTCACCTTCGAAATAGATTCGAAGTTTACTATTCCGAATATCTTCTAAGGCTTCGCTCAATTCAGAATGCATGAGAGCAATGCAGTCTCCGTCGCTACGCGGGAGATCCCACCAACCCTTTTCTTTTGCAGTCCGATGGATTTCTTTTTGGATCGATGCGATACGCATTAGAAAGGCAGCTCCCCGTTGATGGGTTCGGTGAAGGTATTGCAACCGAGCGTAGAGAAGAACTGGGCTAGAGTTCCTTTAATCAAAAATGGAGGACCGTGAGAAAGAGATACATAGAGTTGTTCTGCTCCGGCGACAGAGGTATCCTCCTCTATACCAAGGATGCAATTCGTATTAAAGTAAATCTTCCTGTTGGTTAATGCAAGAGTAACTTCCAGGAACTTAAATCCGTTTCCTTCTAGGAGTTTCATCCTTATGTCTCCGTTTCGGGAGGTAGCTCTGCCTTGGCAGCGTCTTCATTTATTAACTCTTCCAAGAGAATAAGTTTAGCCGCGATGAGCATAGCCCTAGCCTCGGTGTGTGTATTACTCATTAAGGCATCTCTGTTCAGCTTTAATACTTCATACAACTTTGCGCGAGTTTGGTAGGAGAGTACCATCTTTAATCCTTCCTATTCTTGAGGTTAAGCTTGCGCGGAAGTTCCCAATACTGCTGGCGAATCAAGTCTACTGCGGACTCGTAAGTTGCAGGGAAGAATCCACCTTCACGACTCATGTGATATAATCCTGAAATGGATGTAGAGTCTGGATGAAGCTTGCATTCGATTTGATCTTCGGGGAGAATGATAAGTCCACCTTCACCTTCGATATGGAGGACTGTTCCTGTCCATCCACTAAATACAACATAGTCCCCAATCTGTATATCCTTAACTTCTGGTCCGATATACTTAACAATTCCCTGATCCGCTCGTTCTTTGGCAACGTCTGGAATGTAGAGTCCACTCTTTGTTTTCTCCGGATCACCGATGTAAGCTACGGCTACCTTATTCTTGGGAAGAGTTATCATCTTTCTCTTGTTGAAAGTCCGGGTGGTTATGTGCAAGCTCGTACAAACCTAACTCGATTAGTTGGGTCTTCTCAATCTCGATTAACTTGACGAGTGCTTCAACAAAAGGAAGCTGAGAAGGAATCCACTTCTTGTTAGAGAGGTACATCATGGTAGAGTTAAGAGATTCAGCCGTCTTAAATCTATTCAGAGCAATGGTATCCTTCTGAGCCATTTCATAGATATGATTCAGAATTCCCATTAGTGTTCTCCCCACCAATACTCATCTCGTGTGTTGAGATACTTATGGATAAGAACAAAGGCGAGTACCATGATAGTCAGGGCGCCCGCCATAAGGAAGAGGAGAATTTTCATTAGTCGTCAGGGTGAGGGATTTCAGCGGCGGAAGCGATACGTTCTAGCTTATCCTTGCGAAGCTTCAATGCATCAACTTCTTTGAGATGTTCTGCGATCTTCAACTCTACTGAGAGGATCTCATTCCAGAGATGGTCTTGTAACATGCGTTCGATATTCACAGCCACCCCCGATCCTTAGCTTCTTTCAAAAGGTTATCACGAATCTCGAAATCTTTTATAAGCATGGTCGAGTTTCGTTCTTTGGTGTGGTATCGAGTAGATTCCATGTTAGCTAAAAGCTTCGTCATAAAGAAGATTATGGTTGGATCTGACAAGAGTTGATTCAAAGAGTAAATTTCTTTGTGCATCTTTGCATTCTTTCGCTGTAGATAAAAAATATTCTTCTTCCACTTCTTGGACTTCCTCACTAAGCGGATATACTTAAGAATAAGCTTTGCGATTTGAGTTTTTGCAAACTCAACTTCTCCTGCCTGTGCTGGAAATATGTACGTCATACTGCAATCCTCGAAAGGTGGCCGAGAATTCCCATCATGTGTTCGATGAGATTGCGAATGAGAAACGCGCGATTAGAAGTGGAACGCACAGCGACATCAACTAGAAATTGATATGAGCTTGGATATAGATGACCATCATCCTTCAAAGAGAACAACTGTTGAAGAGAAGGTTCGTAGACATATTGATAGCGACCAACAGTAAAGGGAAAATTCTTCTTCGTGCGAGAGACTCGAATCTCTTGTACCTTCCTCTCTACTTGCTGCAATACTTCGTCATCAAGCTTCTCAAGATTAGAGAAGAGGTCGGGGTTATTAGGAGAAGAGACACGAGCGGGCTTTTTCTTGGTGGTCATAAAGTTTAGGTTGGAGGTGGAAGTTGCTTCATCTGCTTAAAAGTAAGCAGTTCTTTTACAAGGCGTATAATAAATTGTGTGTCTGTTTCGTGGGGTAATCTTTGCTGCTCTTTTATGTACTGACTTGGCAAGAGAACTTCTACATTAGTTTCCCTGTCCCATAAAACATACTCGTCATCGAAACCTTTGTAATACCAAATGAATCTGTTTGGCTTTTCTGGATCTTCGGGATCATTAAACCTAGGATTCCACATCTTAGAGTGTAACATATAAACTCCTTGTTAGAGAAATTACCCTCGATGGAATCGAACCATCATTCCTAGATCCAAAGTCTAGTGTCTTGCCGTTAGACGAGAGGGCAAACTTCTTCAGGAATGCAAGCTCTTAGGTACAATTCCAGTGTCGTTCTTTCGCTTGGAACGGAGGAAAGCAATAGCCTTAGCCCTAAACTCTCTCTTAGAGATATTGTTTGCTTTCATCCACTGTTTACGGAGACGCTTCGTTCCTGGCTGAAACATCAGTGCGATTACGTTCGAGTTCATGATTAATACTTTTCCTTTGTCGCTTCGGTTGGAACAACAATGGAGGCGTTTGCTGTCATAACAGTCTCACGCAACTTGCGAATTGCAGTTGTACGGTCAGGACCGGGAGGACAGTTGTGCATAATAATCCGAGCTAAATTCTTACCAGCTTCTCGAACTTCTTTAAGCTGTTGAATCTGTAGCTCAGTCGGAGCATGATATGTGAAGAGAGTTTCGATATCCATAGTGACTCCTTGAAGGTAAAGAAAGACTAATAAGAAAGGGTATAGTGTAGAAAGCTTCTAAGTGAGTCGAGTGCAGTTAAACTCGAAGCTATCTTTACAGGCCGGAAGGACACCACAAACTGTTTCCTGAACGCCACTATACTTTCACCACAGTGATCGGTCGTATTTGGCAGAGCCGTTAGTAGCTTGGATACTACGATCTCTTGTGTGGTTTTACCAATGTGCGGTGTTTCTTATTAGGAACTAAAGGAGCTTAGGCCCCGAGAGGACGAATGTTCTTGAACGTCTGGTAAGTCTTGCCATCCTTCTTGCCGGTAATCTGACCAAGCGTGCAAGTAAAGACAGAACTCACAAGCTCTTCGTAACCAGCACCAAGCTTGAGATTGTCAGGATCGGTGGAATCCAAAGTCAAATCAAGATCAGGATTATCAGCAGCGAACTCTTGATCCTGCTTTCCAGGAATGTAACCCTTCGCAGCCATGATAACACGGCCCGCCTGAGAATAATTACTCTCGGGCTCCCACACCTGAATAGCAGACGGACGCTTGTTCTCGAAAGGACCATCAGCAACGGCAACAGTGAAAGTAAGTACAGGCTTCGGAGCATCATTGCCACTCATCTTGTACTCTACCTTAACAATCTTGAGATTGTAGTCACCCGTTTCTGCGATCCAACCAGTAGTGCGGAAATCGCCAGCGAGCGGATTGAACGGACCGGACATGATTTAATCCTCTTCTTCTTCGTTAGAGTCTGCGGAAGTTTCCGCGGGGGGAATGTTGGCCTTAACACGCGAGACAACCTTAGGCCAGTTCAGGTTATCTTCCATCGTCTTGAATACAGAGTAACGATCCTTTGCTGCAATCTTCTCGTCAGGATGACATTGAAACTTATAGATCACGGATGGAAACTTTCCAAGCCGCGTCATCCTAAAGACAAGATCAAAGTCATTACTCAATGCTTCGGGTGCAGCCTTGCCAGTAAAGTGAGGAATGTACTTAACTGGATACTCGTCCTTAGTCTTCTTATCCTTCTCGTAGATGATCTTCTCATGAGCACAGACTAGAAGATTCTTCTTGAAGATTCGACAGACACTAGCGAGGTTAGAAATAAATCCCTCTACTAGTCCCATTTCTGTACCGAAGTCTGCCTGAGTAGGAAGGATAATATGAAAGTCCTTGATTTTTGTCTTAGTCTTTGACCTTCCTTCGTTGAAGTTAATAGTCACCGCCTTATTCATGGCAGAAGCGCGAAGGAAATCTACATCGTCGATGGCAATGTTATCGAACTCATCGAGTTTGTTTTCCAGATAAGAATTAATGATGTTAGTCATCGCATCATAAGCTGTCGCAAGTGATGGATTCTTATCTTGATTGATTACTTCTACGAAAGGATTGCAGTCCGGATATTGCTTACGGAATACTGGATTCTTGAGAGTCGCCATTCCATTCAGATCTGTTAGAATGAGAGTGCGAGATCCCATGCTACCTAGAAAGTGAGTCTTACCAACTCCAGGTGCACCATAGAGCATCATCAGAATTGCATTTGTGATTTCTATTTCGTTAAGTCTTGGCATTAATCTTCCTCTGCTGAGAGAACTAGAACGGACTCACCTTCATGTTCATCTACATTAAAGTGCTCGATCTCTAGCTCGATATGATCGTATTCAGCATCGTGTGGATCATAGATATAAACAACCACATCTCCATGCTCACGCTTGAACTGTCGGAGATTTTCGATAAGCTCAGAGATCTTCATTATTCTTTTCCTCGTTCGTCTGCGTCAAGAGTGTGATCCCAGAATTCAGTAACGTAGTTATTCTTAAGTTCCCATGCCATTGAATCTTCGGTGGGTTGGCGACATACACTAGCATAGTCGCACCAGCTACAGTTATTCTCATGCATGGGCCATACATCTAACGTACGACAAAGATCAATCAACTTGTAGGTATGAATCTGATCTCGTTCCCACGCGAGCAACTCATGAATGGACTTAGAAACTACAGTCGTAACAACTTTAGGTGGATGATTGTTAGACTTGTTAGGTTTCTGGTTCTCGATGATGACAAACTCTACACCATCTACCTTGCCCTTAATGAGATTCTCTGGTCCCCATCCCGCCAAGCGAGAAGCCGCATACGTATAGCGAGTAGGCTGATCGTTAGGATTAAGAGAAGGAATAAACCAAGCCGCTTGCTTAGTCGTAGTCTTCCAATCCCGGACTAACAATCTTCCGTTACGGGTAAAAAGAAGATCGAATCTTCCTCCAATCTGCGTACCATCTGGTAACGTTACATTGAAGGGTTGTTCGATTCCTACAATCTCTACCATCTTGTTCTCTTGCTCTTTCTGCCAGAACTCGTACATCAACTTACAAGTCTGAGAGAGTCTTGCAATATCAAGATGGGCAAACTTGTCATCAATCTTTGGCGGCTTGTAGTGTCGCAAGGCTTGTGTAAAAGCTGCCTTGAAATCGCCATTCGTAAGATACAGATGTTCCATCAAACTATGAACAGCCGTACCGAAACCAAAGATAGTCTTTAGTGCTGGATCTTCTCGCTTCTTTCCGATTACGATACGAAGGAAATACTTTCGCGGACATTCCTTAAAGAGCTTCGTTGCGGAATGATCCTTGATTAGTGCTTCCTTTCTCTCGAACATGGGAAGAAACTTCTTAGTCTTGTGTTCGTGCGTGAGCATGATTAAGAAGATTAGAGGGATTCTTTGCTACGTTCCGCCGCATCTTTAAGAAGAAGAGAGACGTTAAGATCTTCTTCTTGTAAGACGTTATGAAGATGGAAAAGTAACTCATTAAGAATATAGGAGAGAGATGTACCTGCTCCTAACTTATTGCGAATGGCAATGATGTGAGACTCTTCCAATTCCACGTGGCGGTTAACCTTAGCCATTACTCAACAATAGTGTGAAGGCGATAACCCCACTTGCGATCATGAACAAGAATGTCTCGCGTGCCAGGAAAACGCTTCACCCATTCCGCATATGCAGTAGCACAGAGGAGATTAGAACCAGAGAGAAGAAGCATATCTCCATCCTTGGCTTGTGCAATATACGTTGCAAACTTCTTGTGAAGCTGTTGTGCAGTAAGAACGTTGACTCCAGTAGTCATGAAGATAAGTTCTCCATGCTGCTCGGCTTCACTATAATCGTTCGAGTCAACGAAGTTAGGAACAAAAATCTTAATCATCGGTAGGTTCCGTGTACGTGAAGGAAAGAAACTTCTCGTCAATGAGAAGGGTATAACTTGCAGATGTAGCTACCAGAGCCAGCTTATCTAGATCCTTGTCGGTTAGAATCGAAGAGCGAACAAAGCGAATCTTCTTAGGCTTATCTAGAATTAGCTTTGTTGCAATCATTCCTCGACTTAGTTCTTGTTCTACTGTCTCTCCATCCCAGACATCTAGATTGATGATGGGATTAGATGTATCGAATGGCGGGAGAATCTCTACCCACACTCCGTTAAATTGCTTCTTGAATTTGAAACGGAAAGAGTGAGTAGAGAAGAGAGTAGAACGGATGGTCCATAGATCGTCGTATGTAGAATCTCTCGGACCTTCAACAAGAAATGTATCATACTTGTTAGATCCTACGATACGTGCGATCTTCTCAATTACTTCCCTGTACTTCGCTGCTTTCCGTGGACTCAGATACCGAGGCATTAGTTTCCTTTCCGGAGGGAGTTGATAGCCACTTATATCCAACGTAAGCAGTATCCTTTAGAATCTTGGCTACGTAAGAAGAAGATTCAATATCGGTTGTCGTATAGAGAATATAAGATGCACCGTAAAGAAGCATTGCACAGAGATCTTGAAGATCAATATCAGGATTAGTCTCTTTGAGTTGGTTTAATAGTCGAGAAGATTCTGCTTCGATTTCGTTTTGAGTATAGAGCTTCATGTTAGATCCTCTTTACAATGTTTACAGGTGCCGTTAGGCCGAAGCCCCCACGATTCTTTTTCATGATCGCAGGGAAGGGAAGCTTCTAGATACTCTAGAATGGCTGTTACAGCTTCGTTAAGAAAAATAAGATTCTCCTCGATGTGAGAGGAACCCAACACCCTTTTGTAGTAATCTACATCTTGCTTACTTTTAAGCATGAGAACTGCCCCCGAGAATTAGATTCTCTTTAAGAGTCGATACTTCTTGAATGCAATCGCCATTGCTTCGGGTCCACTACGAATAGGGACTCCATCTGCAAATTGAAAGCGATCACTAGCAATATCCGAAAGCTCTTCGATCACATCATCTAGTGGAACTCCCTTAGATAGTGCGAAGGAAAGCATGCGGGAGAATCCATTACACCATGCAGCAACAGAAGAACCAGCCTTACCTATCATGATGTCAACTCGTACGATCCTATTTGCTTCCTCGATAATGATGATGTTTGCATCACCATCTGGAGTAGGCAAAGAGAACGTATAGTTTTCGTAAGGCTGGTTAGGAATTAGAGATGCTACATTACTCGTCGTCGTCATCGTCGTCTAGTGTATTAAGGAAGCTATCATCCTCATCTTCCTCTTCATCATCATCTGCCATCATATCATCCAACGCCAGATCATCCGAGATGTCATCCTCATCTTCATCGGAAGGATCATAGTTCATAACTACGATTGCGTTCTTCAAGCGTTCGGCCTCTTTCTCTAGTTGAGGTGATGGTACGAAAGCGGATGAGACTAACTCCTCATCCAAGAGAGACAGAATGTTAATGACTGGTGCGATAATGCTAGGAGGAAATCCCTTCTGACCTACATGAATTCCAACTAGCAGGCGGATATCTGAGAGAATCATATAAGGTTTGTAGGTTAGAGGTTAGTCACGTCCAATACTTTCCAAGACGTGAGGAAAGGTAATCATATATTGTTGAACTAGGAGAAGTCTTTGCGACTCTCTTTAGTTCTTGAAGTAGTTGAGACTGACCATCTGCTTTACCAGTAGTGTAAGCAGTGAAAGCTGCAAAGATAACCAGCACTATAAATAGTACATATAAAGTTGGATCCATTTTAGGTTAATTTGTTAGAGGTGAAAGGGGCCAGACATATCCATACTTAGGTGGAGAGTCTGGAAACAAAGACTGATAGTATTCAGGGAACTTAAAGACGAGAGAGCTACGATGAGATAAGATGATACGATTATACATCTTCTCATCAGTTAACCATCTAGGATAATCTAGTGGAGAGGAGGCTACAATCTCATCAAAGAAAGGTTTGAGTGAATCCTTAAATCCCCTGGAGATCCACTCGTTACAGATAGCAGCTCCGTAAAGAGCTAACATACTATCGTAATTTCTCCACATCAAAACGGCGGGATGATTCTTCCATCCAAGATTTAGTGGAGTAGAGTAAGGCGTGTACTTGTGTTGATATGCAATATAAGCACGATTGGTTTCTAGAATTTGCTTGCACTCTACTCGTTGCTTGCCTAAACGTTTGTCATCTAGAGAAGCAGCAGTAAGTTTGAATGAAGGAAACGTTAGGAATGTTTGCACGATTATGACTCCCCGCGAATATAGGATCTAACTTGAATGAGGAAAGAAATGAGGTAATCTAAATCTTCATCACTGTTCATTATGTGACGATCGTTTCCCTCTACTTCCAGTTCCATATAAGCAATGAGCTTGGTTCCTGGATAACGATTAATCAAGAATCTAAGGCGCGCGTCACCACTCTGGAATAATGTTTGCACGATTAATTCTCCTTGCTCCAAGAACAGTCATGAAGTAGTCCCATCTTGTCGCTAAGGGTATCTAGTACAGAATCGAAATCACCGTTGCGCAAGTGAGCAATACCATGTCGAACTAGAGTAGAAGAATCTTTCAGAACTTGTCCAGAGATAGTACCAGCTTGTGTGCTAAAGAACATATTAGCTTGCCCCATTCCAACCATATAAAATCCATACAAAAGTTCTGCTTCTCTCTCGCTTAGATTAAGTTGTATGACTTTGTTTTCCATGATTATATTCTAGTGTGGGGTAGGGGGGACCATGTGTGTCACTATAACACACCCGCCCGTAGAAGTCAACCCCTTGACAGGTAGACAGTCCTGACAGGGGAAAACATTTATAGCTTGTTTATCGCACCTGGATTAGGCTGAACATAAATAACATTCCTTTCTTCTCTTACGTGTTTGAGATGCGTATTAACCGAACCCACAAGAGAAAGATAATCATCCCATGTGATGCTTATGTACTGACCATCCTTGGAAAGATTGATAGTTTTCAACTCTCTAGTCTTAGTCTCGTAAGAGAAACCTACGGTAAACTCTTTCATGTTTTATTCCTCTCCATCGTCGTGGATGATTTGAGAATCTTTCCAGAATTCTCTTACTTCGCTCAATGAATTGTAACCTTCTTCTACATACACAAGATTAAGATATGCGTAGTCTTTAACTACTTGTTTCTTTTCGTTGTAGTAATAGAGAACGAGATCTTCAAAAGTAACTGAGTATCGAATGATCATGATTCCTCCTCGATTAGAATGGTGTCTGAATCATCTTCGTGAATAGTAGAGACAGGGAAGTATCTGCGGACTTTCTCTTGTGTATCAAATGTGCGAGTCTTGTCAACCCATTCTCCATTGGGCCTTTCTCTATCTACATAGGTAGATCCATCTTCTCCTACATAATAGATAGCGAGTGTGTTCCAGTAAGGGTCGTGAATGATAATCATGATTAAAAGTTCCTTTGGTTTTGTAGTGAAAGATTTCTAGCAACGACAGCATCTCTATCCTGCTGTGCCTGATAATTATAGACAAGACGGGGAAGTTTAGAAGTCTTGTCAAATAAGTTCTGTTGTAGAACTATACGGAATTCAGAAGCAAAAGGTACGACTGCGTTTGGAAAACTCTCTAGGATTTGGTGGAGTTGAGTAATGAAATCCTTGAGAGTAACTTCGGTATCGTTTGACATGGTTACCTATTAGTCTTGAGGTAGTTAACAACTTCCATCATGATGGACTGTTGAGCTTGTGCATACTCCTTAGTTCCTTCTACAGCAGACTCGATGATCTTAGTCTTATACTGGAGCAGACTATTCATGAAAGAATCTACTGTCTTTTCGATCTCACAATATACAGCGGTTGCACCGTGTACGTCATTCAACCGACCGTACGCACGCGCTTCCGCTTGTGTGTGATCCTTAGGAGTCCAAGCAAGATCGTTAAAGAAGATTGTAGATGCAGCAGTAATGTTGAGTCCTTCTTGTCCAGTTGGAATAGTCAGACAAAGAACACGAGTATCTGGATCAGTTGTGAACTTGTCTACCATTTTCATCCGGCGGGCCATCTCAACATCACCGAAGATAACATCACATCCAATCTCCGCAGCAATCTGACGGACAGGCATAGTGAAGTTAGAAAAGACCAGAATTTTCTCATCAGTTTCTTCGAGAAAGTTCTGAATGTACTCTACTGCATGATCTGCCTTTGCGTCTGCAACAATCTGACGAAGACGATTAAGCTGGACAAGAGTATTACTGATGTCCATCTCGCCACCATCAATCGTCTTATATACTCCATCCAATGCAGCCTTGTATCGTTCTGCATGAAGAGGAGAAAGAGTTACAGTATGTGTTAGACGATTGATCGGTGGAAGATCAGTGAGAACATCTCGCTTCGCACGACGGAACATATATGGAAGAAGGGCCTTCTGCAATTGCTTTGGATTGCGTGGCGCTCCACTTCCATTATCGTACGTGTTGAGAAAGGATTGCTCGGAAGGAAATGATTCGGGTGCAATCCAGTGAAGAAGAGGAAAGAGTTCTGGCAAACGATTAACTAGTGGAGTACCAGTCATCGGAAGCTTGCGAGGTGCATTCATCTTAAGAATAGCCTTGGTTCGCTTAGCCTTCATGTTCTTAAATGAATGCGCTTCGTCAGCTACAATACAATCTAGCATGCCGGCAGAAGATAAAGTGTTGAAGAGTTCTGCCCACGGATGCGAGATAATCTCTTTACCATCCTTCTCTGTGATTAGTTCTGTTCCCACTACCTCATAGTTAAGAATGAAGTAACGGAAATCTTTCGTGAATAGTGCGCGCATACAAGTCTCATCCGGCACACGTCCGCCAAGAATAACAGGACGTTGCGTAGTGAGCTTGCGAATCTCTCGATCTAGATTAGCTACGAGAGCAGCCTTTGTAAGAAAGATTGTGCGGTAGTTATTCTCTTCTACAAACTTAAGAGATACCGCAGTCTTTCCTAGTCCCATGTCGAGAGCGAGGATCTTGTTATCTTGATTGAAGTTGAGATAACGAAATGCAGCAGCTTGGAAAGGACGGAGAGTAACTGGTCCCAACTTATGATTAACTTCTGGTGCATCGTTTGCAACTGCGTAGTCATATGACTGGCGCTCACGGTTAAGAACCGACTCAATAAATTCACTCGTATGCTTGTCGATAGTGAAGTTAAGGTGTCGGTAATCGTTGGTTAGAAGAGTGTAAAGATTCGGAGACTCTTCTAGTGGAATGTTGAATCCATTGCCGAAAGGATTGTGGCGGTAATCGTTGAACGAACTGTAAGGAAATGTAATATCCTTAGCCAGTGTAACAACTACTCGCGTGTTGGATTGCTTGCGAATGTCCACGTGAATAACACGAGGAGTTTCCGTTGGAGTAGTGATGTTAGATTCCATAAGCTACTCCTTTCGTGTCGATAGTGGAAAGAACTTCCTTACGATCTACGTCGTCAGGAAACATCAACTTCATAGCCTGCTGGAAAATCTCTACGCTACGCTTGCCGATGAGATAAGAAGGGCCGTCGGCATAATCATAGAACCAGTCAGTATTACGATAGAGTTCCGCTGCGATCCACAACTTAACCTCTCTCGGGAGATGAGAACCAGAAATAGGAGAAACAAAGAAAGGATCGGAAGAGAAACGTTCAGTAATGAAAGAAAGATACATCATGATTGGCCTCAGCTGGAAAGATTGTTGTGATTGGTTGTGTTACGATACTCTACATGCGTGGAGACTGACTCGCCTACACTAGAGATAGTATAGGAAGTAGGAGGCTCTTCTACAACAATAGAAGAATGATAACGCTTAGTTTCCAGGAGATCAATGATCTCTTCCGTCTCTGAATCTTGAAGCATGATAAGAGACAGTGCATGCTTAAGAGAACTAAGCTGAGACTCCAGAGGAATGATTGAATTGATGGGAGCAGAAAGAGTTCTGCCTGACAACTTATCACTAAGAGTCAGAGTCCCACCAATTGTAAAGTACCTATCATCGAGAGCATTGTAGCCATGAGAAATAACCTCACGACGCAAACGCTTGCGTTCACGATTGATAGCATACGCAAGATCCCCGGTAATCAATGCATTGCCTGCTTCGGAAAGTGTAGCGGCAAGCTTGATAGCCTTGAATGCAGCAAAACGAAACTTCGCAATCTGTGCACGATTAGTCTTGTCGAGAGAGGCAAACTCATAACCGTTAACAAAGATCACAGACAGATCACATCCGGTGCGTTGAATGTGAAATAGATCGTTATCAGCTAAACGAAACGAAACGATAGTACGCCAGTTAGTAGCTACTTCGTTATCGTTCGCATAGGATTGAAGGACATGATGAGCCGTTCGAGATAGATTATCTACTAGGCTTTCTAGTGCTTCGGGAGGAATGGATGTTAAATCCATGTTGCAATTTCCGGTTTGGGTTCGTTGAAGGAAATGAGAAAGGCAGGAATAATCTGTAACTCTAACGTGAGTCTTAGATCATTCCTACCTTTATCATTACCTGCTTGTTTTACTTCAAGCCGAGAGCAGCCATAATTGCAGCAGCCATCGCTTCCGGGTCGTTCGCATTTGCCTTCGCGAGTTCCGTAATCTTGTCAAGCTTGACCTTCGCACCTTCACGAGCACCGCGCTCAGTAGCAGCGAAGATATTCACTTCCTCTGCCGCATCCTTCGCGAGATCAAGAACATCGGGCGGAAGAATCTTCGCATCCGAAACACGCGCACGAACAATCTTCACCGTATCGTTACGCTCCGCATCGTTGATGAGCGTAAGAACAACTTCGTTGAAACGATCTTCGGTAATGCCACGCGAAACTGCGCTAGACTTCGCATCTTCCACCGAAAGATACTGACGAACGAGAATTGACGCGGGAGAAATCTTTACAACAGGAACGTTGCGCTTCGACTCACCAGCACCAACGGAAGTAGCAGGAAGATGAGGATAATCCTCAGACTTCACACTCGAAGCAGCAAACTCGAAAAACTTCGCTTCGCCCTTCGCAGTTTCGCCCTTACCGCTTGGAACAAGAGTAAACGACATAATACTAGCCTCACAAATAAGTGAGTTGATAAATATACTATAACGGAAGTGTTATAGTATTTGTCCAATTATCTCCGATTTGAGATGATTGGAAAATCCCACTCTGGAATCGAACCAGACATAAGGAGCGAAGATAACCGGAGAGAAAAACTTCGCATCAAACTTATGGAACCTATCGTGGGATAGAACAAACATAAAAGAATGTGTGAGAAACTTTTATGTTTGTTGTGGTCCCGCATGATCCTAGTATAACACGTTAGGTCGGATTTGTCAAGGGGCAGAGGTCAAGAGAATAGAAGGGAAAGGGACGGCGAGGGGATGACGACAGCAGGGCAGCTAGCGTAACCTCTGGCGATACCTCTTGACAGACGGCCACACCGTCCATCACAGAGATAGTTAGAATGTTATTGTTTGCTGAACGTGAAAGAATGAGGTTTGGCATGAGAGTAGAAGTTAAAGATTGGAGACGTATGCAACCAACGAAGCGAACTCACCTGATCCCTGGTAACCCTTCACGGTTGAGTATGAATCACCTTCTGAAAGAGAAATAAGATCTCCCGTGGGATTGATAACTGCGATCTCGGCATCCTTAGAACTCCACTTGGAAACATTCAAGGGAGCATAGGGGTCAGGAACATCGTAGTGTTCACAGTAATTATAAGGACCAAACTGAACAGAAAGGGCATAACCGTTCGGAAAGGTAATATGAAATCCCTTTCCTCTCGTGATTGCAAACATAAAATCCTCCTTAAGATGATACATAGAATATACTTCCGATGTGAAATATATTCTTTATACTACACTTCTATCTCTTAAGTCTCCTCCTCTTTTCCCGAAGGGGCGCAGTTCGCCGGAGCGGAGCGGAGGCGTTAATACTAACAGACTTAAGAAAGTTAAAACGGCGGGAGGAATCGAACCTCCCATACTACCCAACTTCTAACCGTTACACTACTTTTCGACGTTGAAAAGGTTTTTTTCCAGGGAAAGCAATCCTTTCCAAAACATCTTCCTGTCCTTCTTATCCAACTTCAGGTAGAGATGATACATGTAAGTGTTAGATCTGATTGCATTCCTTATTGCAATCATAATCTTCAGATCATCTTCTTTGTACAACTGGACGTGGAAATTATCTTTCCCTAGAACAAGAGTTGTTGTGCCGTCGGCATAGACTGGATCTTCGATGAGGCTGTAACCGAGAGAAAGAAGTTCATCTTTCGCCCGCTCATCCACCATAAAATCCCAGTCACTGCAATCCCTGAAATAACCGAAGAATCTTGATCCCGTGGAATACACGGGATATTCAATGTTGTCGAGAATCTGGAAATTCTTAAGAAGCTGAGTTTCGGCAGCCAACATAACTACCTCTCTTTATAGAGAGTTGATATAACATATCTTCTAAGGATTATAGAAGACAGAGGTTATAGGAAAATACTCCCTGCGGGACTCGAACCCGCACACCTTACGGTAAGAGATTTTAAGTCTCTCGCGTCTACCGCTTTCGCCAAGGGAGTAAATTATATACACCCTCAAAATGGTGTATATAATGATGAGGATTTATTCCTCCTCGTATTCAACGTGAAGAATGGTATACTTCTCTTCTCCTCCGAGCTTGGCCAATCTTTCCTTATAGGAAAGAACATACTCAAGATTCGGAAAGAAGTCAGGATTGAAAGTTGTGGTCAACCACTTGTCAATGATGTTTGACCAAAAGTGAGATACAACTTTTCCCTCTTCATCGTACTCGTAGATGTTGAGTTCCCAGCTGGGTTCCGAAGTTACAATCATCGTAATCATCTCTTTCTCCTTTTTAGAGGTTGTCGTCGTGGATGATTTCGTCAGAATAGAACTTACGAACATCCTTGAAATCGCGGAGAGCTGACATCGAATCGCTGAAATTTTCTTCATCGAAAATGTCGATGCAGAAGAGATCCCTTCCTCTATAGTAATAGATGGAAAGCATATCCCACTTCTCGAGATAGAGAATAATCATCTCTTTCTCCTTTGTTTTTGGTTTGGTACTACTTAGGGGAAGCTAGCTAACTTCATTGCAGAAGTCAAGTGCCTAACCTGCATAGCTAGAATATAAAAATGGTTCCCATGGTTTCCCACGGTATCCCACGGACTCCCTAGGTTCCCAAGCGTTTGTTGGGTATGGTAGGCGCGGAGGTAGGAGTAGGTATAGGGGTAGGAGTAGGGGTTGTAGTTGTTGTATTA